AGCAGATTTTGCTGGCTACGGGTTGCAGGGGATTGACCTGCACTGACGCTACCACGCGCAGCCGCCCACAGCAAACACGGCAAACCTGTTGTGCCGCAACGCTTTTCGCATCCAGCCGCCCACTGAAACCCGGTGTGCGACAACGTATCTCGCCGACACCAACGAATCAGCTCCCAAAGCTAGGCCAGCATCGCCACCCGGTGGCAACCGCGCAGGTCAACCGGGGCGCAGACCGACTGACTAGCAAACACTTAAGGAGCTGATTGACTTGCAACGTTTCCCGGTAACCGGAACATGGACACCGGTCGCGCCTGTTGGCAACATCGTGGCCGACGTCGAATTCGAAATGCTTGTTGACCAGGGCGGCGTGCTCGCTGTGCCTGCTCAGTCGAAGATCGTTGTGCCGGTGACCGTTGACGGCAAGATCATCGGCGGCAAGCTCGGCGCAGTCCAATTGCCTTCGGACACGCCGGACCTCAACTTGAACGGTCCGTTGCATTACCTGGCGACCTTCTCGAACGCTTACTACGTCAACGAAGCTGAACGCATCAGCAAGCCGATCACGCTACCCAGCATCCCTTTCCGCGCATCCGCCGATGCGACACCGATCGACTTATCGGCTGTTTCGCCGAGCGCCGGAGTGGTGGCGGCGCAGCTTCCGACTGTCGCATCAGGCGGCATCACCGACGCCACCGGTGTTGGGCGGGCGCTGATAACAGCGGCATCGGCCACCGCCGCCAGGAACACTATCGACGCGGCATGCTGGCTCGGACCTGCGGCCTCAGACGCGGAAATGCTTGCGCTCACCGGAAACCCCGGTGACTACTGCCGCCGCACCGACGTCGGCCAGTTCTACTACCTAGAAGCCTTACCTGCTACGACGTTATCGAATTGGGTCACCAACATCACCGGCTTAAGCGCGCCGGTCACCGAAGCCGAACTAGCGACGGCGGTACAAACAGACTTGAACCTTGCCGCGACCGCGCTCCAATCATTGTCGGCCGGTACCGATATCACGGTCAGCGGCAACCAGGTCGCGCTGTCAAGTGCGGCGCAGACCGCGCTCGCCGAAGCCGCCACCGCCCTGCAATCCCTCACGGCCGGAACAGACATCGCCGTGTCCGGAAATCAGGTGTCGCTATCGGGCGCGGCGCAGACCGCGCTAGGCCTCGCGAACACCGCGTTACAGTCCATCGTGCCGGGCGCAGATATCAGCGTCACCGGAAACACCGTGGCCTTGTCGAGTGCGGCGCAAACAGCGCTAGGCCTCGCATCCACCGCACTCCAAACCTCGGCGCTCGCCGGGCTCGGCACAGCCATTTTAAAAGACAACGGGTCAAGCGGTTTCGCCGCCGCGATCAGCGGCACCGACTACGCCCGACCACACCGCGTCAACGTCCTAGACTTCGCAGGCGCAGACCCGACTGGCGTAGCCGACTCCACCGCAGCCTTCAACGCCGCCATCGCCGCACTTAACCCACTCACCGGCGGCATGATCCTAGCGCCATCTGGTATCTACAAGATCAGTAGCACACTGAATTTCGTTCAGTTCCAAGGCCTTATCGGCGACGGCATGGGTGTCACCACCATCAACTACACCGGCACCGGCCCATGCATCAACGCTCAACTCACCAGCAACGGTGGTTCACCGACCGGCCTACCGACACCTTGTGCGTTCGAAGGTTTCACTGTTGACGGCACATCGTCCGGTGTAGGTGCTGTCGGTTTGCAAATCGGTAACCTATTCAACTCGCGCGGCAACGACCTGTGCTTCCAAAACTTCGCCACCGCAGGCGGAATGGGAATGCTGTTCAAAAACTACGGTGCCCTACCCGTCGTCAACAACATGGACTGGACCCGAATCTCGCTGCGGTACAACACAACCGGAGTCGTCTTCGACGGTGGTGTTTCTTCCGGCTCCACAGTCGGCGACTTCAGCTACTCTAATTTCCAGTTCTCAATCATCGCGCGCACCAATCAATGTGGTGTGACAGTCCAAAACGGCGGCAACGTCGGCGGTGGCAGATTCGTTCTGCGCGGCACATTCTCGTCGGCGTCATCGACCAACACCGGATGGGTCTACGGTGTTGACCCGGCCGGGTCCAGCGCCTACTACGCCAGCTCAGTAACCGAAATGGAATTCGACTCGATCGTTGAATACGATGGCGGCTTGCTTGGACACAAAACGCTGGTCATGGGTGGCACCCTCCCGGTGGCGAGCTTCACTGGAAACGGCAAACTGGAATTCGGCGACGCACCCGGCTACACGTTCCAAGGTGCAGTAGTGCCGACCGGTAACATCTTCGCCTTCGAAGGACGGCTAGTCGAACCCACCCTAGCCGCAATGACTTTGAACGACTGCGCCGTCTACCAAGGCGGCACACAGCGAGTCGTGTGGAACAACGGCGGCGCACAAATCCCCACCAGCTTCATCGCATACCCCCAGTTGGGGGATGTGCAGAAATGGAAGCTACAGAACGGCGTCACCACCATCACAAGCTTCGCCAACGCCCCCTACCTGGCATCGCGGACGCTAGAAATCCTCATTCCGCAACCCGCATCTGGTGCACCAGGAACAATTGTGTGGCCAAGTAACGTGGTGTGGGCCAACGGATTCAGCACCCTGTCCACCGTGAACGGCGCGGTCGATAAAGTGCGGATGACGTACTACCCATCAGAAAGTAAGTGGTACGCAGAGCTTCTCACAAACCGTGCGGTAAACCTTGAATCGGTTTTCGATAGCCGCTACCTTGGGGCGCTTCCGCCGACGTTCTGTCCCGCCGATTACAGTTGGATCTCTTGGGCTTTCGATCCGCTTCTGGCATATTCGTCATCTATCCCTACGGCGGGTGATGCGTTCTTCACACTTCTGCCGATCAGGGCAGCCACCACCATCACAAACGTCATACTGGACGTGCAGACAGCGGGCGCAACCCTCACGGCTGGACAATGTTTCGCGGGACTGTTCGACCACTCCGGTAACCTACTGGCGGCGACCGCCGACCAGTCGACCAACTGGCAGACGGCCGGGCTCAAAGTGATGCCATTGGCTACAGCGCAACTGGTAGCCGCCGGGTTGTATTACGTTGGATTCTTCTGGAACGGCACAACCGGGCCGAAGTTCAGCTTCAACGCTGCCACCGCTACCGCCAACGGCGCTAACTCTGGACCTTCTCTGCGATTCGCGATCGACATTGCACACACCGGCCTGACCACGGCGTTCCACACGCCCGCATCCTTTACCGCGAACGCAACCGCGTTCTGGGCTGCGGTCTCTTAATACAACGCAAAAGTGTTGTGACACAACAGGAAAGGTAAACACAAAATGGCAACAGCAGAAGCAGCACCAGGATTCGTCGCAGGAGACGGGGCGCACGCACTCGCTAAGGGCACCGTCGCCTTGGGCGCGGTGTCGGTTGGTACCGGTGCCGAAACGGTCGCGCCGACCGCAGGTGCCGGAGCCGACGAATCAGAAGGCACTATGGCCTTGGTCAAGGTGACCTTCGCCATTGACCCCGGCCAGGTAGCTGGTACGTTCACGGTCACGCAGATCGCTGGACCCACTTTGACGTTCACCGTGTTGCGCCTTGATGCTGGCTTTGCGATCATCCCGACAGCGCAGCCCGCCGCGAACACTGTTTACACCTTCGGATACCACACCTAAGCCGTACTATCGCAAGGAGATTGAGCGATGAAGGTAACTCTTCGAATCAACGTAGCCGACCTGGGCAAGGACGGTGAAACCGTCACTGTTTCAGCGGCGCAAGCGAATTGGTTGCTTGACCAAGGTTTCGCCGTCAAGGCAGACGACGTCCCGCAGCCCACTCCGAGTCCGTCCCCGGTGGCACCGCCTGTTGCGGCCCCGGCGAAGAAGGCAGGCCGTGCGCCGCGTAGTAAGGCGGCGAAGTAATGGGTGTGCAGCGGCGCAACATTTTCGGCCCTAGTGCCGCAGCACAAGAGACTGACCCGAATGGTAGGTCTGTAACGGGTCCGTTCGGCACTGTGGACGACACCGGGCCGGGCGCATACCCGGCAGCAAGTAACGATCCGATGGGAGAGACAGGCGTGGACGACAACACAACCGCACGGCATGCAGGGATCGTGCAGGACCACAAGGCAGCTCAGGCGCGCGAGGCTGGACGGGCTGTACCGGGCGACCAGTCCGGCGCAGGCATGGTAATCGGCGAGCAGTCACCTTTGGTGCTCGGCGGCGGCGACGGCGGTCACGGCGACCAGGACGCCGACGCACCGAACCAGGGAACCCCGATGAAAACCATTGCTGGTTCTGACGGTTTCAGCACTTCCGGTGATGGCGACTCCGGTGACCAGACTGGTGCCGGTAAGGCGCTCGGCTGATGTACGTCGGCGGCGGCGTCCTCGCCATCATCGTGATTGTGCTCCTGCTGGTGTATTTCCTCTAATGCCCTGGTGGGCTTGGCTTCTGGCAGGAGTGTCCGGCACATTACTTGTGCTTGTGACGCTTCTGCTGGTGGCTACGCTCGCAGGGGTTTTGTACTTCAAGTGGCGCGAAGGCGAAAAGCACCGTGCCGCAACCGAAAAGGAGTGAACCATGTCAGGACCACCCGCGAAGCATCCGAGTGTTCGTGCGCGCGCCAACAAAAGTTCGACGCGGGCTACACTCAAAGAGCGCACCGAAGAAGAGCTGGAAGCTGTTGAGATTCCGCCACTTCCACCGCGCCATGTCCTAGTTAAGAAGAAGGGCGAAGACGAACCAGTCTACGTCGAAAAGCCTTGGAATCCTTTGACTTTAGAGTGGTGGGTTGATCTTTGGGAATCGCCGATGTCTGATGAATTCCAGCCATCGGACCGGCATGGCCTATACCGGCTGGCCGCGCTGATCGACAACTTTTGGATGAACCCCCGCTCCGATACGCACGCGGAAGTTCGTCTAGCGCAAAAGGATTACGGCTTGACTCCGATGGATCGGCGTCGGCTGGAATGGACATTTGAGCAGGCCGACGAGGCGAAGGCGAAGGGCGAGAAGCGGCGCGCAGCAGACGTCAAGAGCGCGCAGCCGCCAACCTCGGACGAAACGAATCCGGCCAAAGATCCTCGTATCGCGTTGGGCGACAACGTAGTCGAGTTTCCCAAACCGGCTAGCGGCTAGCCGCCCCGGTGGCCACGCTCGTCGTTCCCGAACTTGACCTGACTTACCCGTCATTGGGTAAGGAGGTCTGCGAATTCATCGAAGCCAAATGCGTGTTCGGCCCCGGTTCGCTGCAGGAGCAACCGGCCAAGCTGGACGCCGAGAAAACCGGATTAACCTACCGCTGCTATGAGGTGCAGCCCAAAGGCCACCCGCTGGAAGGTAACCGGCACTTTGACCGCTGCGGCGTCGAGCTGCGAAAAGGGTTAGCCAAGACGGAGTGGGCGGCGTGGATCATGTTCTGCGAGTTGCACCCCGAGGGGCCGGTGCGTTTCGACGGCTGGGATGCGTGGGGCAGACCGGTCGGCAGACCCGTTGTCGCACCATACATTCCGATGATGGCCAGCACCGAAGAGCAGGTAACCGAGCTGGCATTCGGGGTGCTGAAATACATTGTTGAGCACTGCGAAGACGCGCATCTATTCGACTGCTCAAAAGAGCGCATAGTGCGGCTGGACAAGTACGGTCGGGAAGATGGTATGGCTGTGCCGGTTTCGGTTGCACCGAACGCCCGTGATGGTGCGCGCACAACATGCCAGCATTTCGATGAACCACACCGAATCTATCTGCCGCGCCAGCGTGAAGCTCACCAGACGATGAACGAAAACCTCAACAAACGTCAGCTTGAAGATCCTTGGTCGCTGTACACGTCGACTGCCGGAGCGCCCGGTCAGGGCAGCATCCAAGAGGACTTGCGTTCTGAGGCTGAAGAGATGGGCGACGGCCAACGCAAAACCACGTCGCTGTTCTTTTTCAGCCGGTGGGCAGACGAGAAGCGGCACAAAGACTTAGACACCGTTGAGAAGCGGGTCGCGGCGATCGAAGAAGCCACTGGGCCGATAGGCGAGTGGGGCAAAGGCCAATTCATCCGCATAGCAAAGGGATACGACAACAAAGGCACCGACCGCATGTACTGGGAGCGGGTTTGGCTCAACCGGTGGCGCAAAAGCGGGGCGGCTGCATTCGACTCAGTGAAAGTCAAAAAGCTTGCCACGCCAACAGATTTGGAACTTAAGACCGGATACCGCGACCAGCTTATGAAGGGCGCATTCGTCGCAGTCGGTTTCGACGGCGCTAAGTTCCGCGACTCCACAGCCATCGTGTTAACCGAGATCCTAACCGGCAAACAACAATTGCATGCCATCTGGGAACGGCCATTAGAGCTGCCGCCGGATGCGTTGTGGGAGGTCGACTCCCAAGAGCTGAGCGAAACCATGGCTCAAGTCTATGAGACCTACGATGTGTGGCGCGGCTACTGCGATCCCCCGTACTGGACTGAGGTGGTTGCCAATTGGGCAGGCAAGTGGCCCGACCAGGTGATCGAGTGGTGGACGAACCGGCTCAAACCGATGGCCTTTACCTGTCGCGCATACAATGAGGCCATCGACGGTGAAACGATTAAATATGTTGGGCCGCAAGAGAAACGCGATAAGCTTGTCCAGCACATCGGGCATGCGGGGCGCAAGGATTTGAATATCGTTGACGACCAGGGTAAACCGTTGTGGATTTTGCAGAAGCTAAACAATCAGGAACAGAACAAGTTTGATGCTTGCATGGCCGGTGTGCTGTCATGGCAAGCGCGATTAGACGCCATCGCCGCTGGTGCACAACCACGGCAGAAGGTGGGCGCACCGCGCCGATTGTATTGAGTCACAACGCAAAAAAGGAGAACCAATCATGGCAGTGAACAAAAACACCACAACCGACAAGACCGCAGCGGTAGACCCGGCCAACGACGTGCAGGCCGACGAGAGCCACGTCGCTAGCGCGTCGGGCAGCAACGTGGACATCAACGCCGGTCGTAAGACTCAGGCAGTCAGCGAAGTTCGCGCCGCCGAAGCGCAGCAGGCGCAGTTCGGTGCCGTGCTGACCGCCGACGAGCAGAAGGAAGCCAACTCCAAGATCAAGCTAGTGACCCCCGAAAAGGGCGGCGTCGCAAGAGGTGCCAACGGTGCGCCGATCCAAGAGGGTGGCTCCGGCGTGCACGGCGGCGTCATCTAAGGTCTCATTAACTTCACGTAGCGTCAATGAGACCTTAAGGGGCACAATATGACTCAACCAGCCGGACCTGCTGGCGCGTCCAATGGCGATGCCCCTACTAGTCCTTCGACGCCGAGGGATTACCTAGACGTCCTGACCCGGCGCATGGATTTGCGAAGGCTGACCGTCCTCATGCTGAAAAGCTACGTGGACGGTAACTCGCCGCTACCCGAAATGACCGCTGACACGCGGGAGTCATGGGCAGCGTTCCAGCGCCGGGCCAGAACGAACTGGGGCGAACTGATCTGCGACAGCGTCGTGGACCGGTGCGTACCTAACGGTATTTCGATTGGTGGAGACATCAAAAGCCCGAAAGCTAAGGTGGCGCAAAAGATTTGGCGTGACAACCGGATGAAAAGCGTCTTCAACTCGTGGCTTCGCTTCGGGTTGATCTACGGCCAGAGTTATCTGACTGTTTGGAAGCCGGGCAATGCGGCGACCGGAGAAACGCCCGTCATCACCGCCGACTCACCCGAGACAATGTGCGTCATCACCGATCCGTTGCAGCATTGGAAACCAACTGCGGCGCTTAAGGTTTGGCGTGACATCCAGAACGGTCACGACTACGCGATGGTGTGGAGCCAGGGCAATACGCCGACGCTGTTCCGGCGCGCGTCGTATGTGCGGGTCGAAACCAAAGTTATTGAGAGCAAGTGGCTGGTCAACCTCGCCGAGGGCGCGTGGGTGGCCATGACGGTAAACAACTTCACAAGCGAAACCACAAGCGCGCCAATACCGGTCGTGGTCTACAACAATCCCGGTGGGCACGGCGACTTCGAAACCCACCTTGACCTGATAAACCGAATCAACCTGGAAACCCTTGAACGCCTGGTGATTACGGCGATGCAAGCGTTCCGCCAGCGCATCATCGAAGGCGGAATGCTGCCCGAGCGCGACGAGCACGGCCAAGCAGTCGATTACACCAAGGTTTTTGCACCCGCGCCGGGCGCGCTGTGGAACCTGCCGAAAGACTTGACACTCAAGGAAACACAGCCCGCCGACATCACCGGACTACTGCTCGGCAGTAAGGAAAGCATCAGGCAGCTTTCCGCGGTCACGCGCACACCGCTGCCAATGTTGATGCCCGACAACGCGAACATCAGCGCCGAAGGCGCGCAAGCCACCGAGGCCGGTCACATCTTCCGCTGCGCAGACCGCCTGAGTGAAGCCAAGTTCGGTATCGAAGCCGGAATGACGATGGCATGCCAGGTGGCCGGTGAGGTTTTCGATGACGACGAATTCGTTGAAGTCAACTTCGAAGAAGTCGACCGGGTCACTTTCGCCGAAAAGTACACCGCCGCACTTGCCGCGCACAACGCCGGTGAAAGCTGGTCGAGTATCTGCCGCAACGTGCTGGGCTACAGCCCCGAACAAATCGAACAGGACAAGCTAGACCGCATTGCGGAAGCCCTGCTATCGCAGACGATTGCACCGCAGCCCACGCAAGTCACTGAGCGGCTGGAAGGGCAAGCGCCGGGCACCGCACCAATGGGTGGCCCCAACGGTCAACCCGCACCGAACGGGCAGCAACCGCAGCCGCAGCCACCGCAACGCACACCCGGTGGGCCGCGCCAACCTTCGCCTAATCCTCCAGGCGGTGCGCAACCCGGCGGCAACGGTAGAGCCCCCGCGAGGGCTGGGCGATGATCCGGCCCTGCACGCCGGACAAGGAACACGAGTGTGGTTGTGTCACGTTCTGGTGGCTGGACAACTTGAGTAGGCCGTACATGGTTTTCTATCGCATCGCCTGCGTTATACATCGTGGATACGTTGCTAAGCTTGGTCTCCGGCTAGCCCATGAGGTGGCGGCGTGACTGCCCCGGCGTGGACCGAAGCCGATCACCGAATTGCTCAGGCACGCCGCAATATTCAAAAGGTGCTACACGGGCGCGTGGATGATATGACGCAGCGGATCTATCACGACACTTCATTCTTCGAAGACACCAATGTGATTCCGATTCGGGCCGGTCTGATCGGCCAAGTGGTGCACAGCGCGCAACAGCTACTCGTAACCCACTTCAACGACAAACTTTCCAAACAGCTTGGATTAGCTTCCACCCCAACAGTTTCGCCGCAAGTCTTTGAGCGTCCTGGTGTCGATAAGACAACCGAGTACTCGCGCCCATTCTTCACCGCGCTACAAGCAGTGCGTACGGGCAAGAGCCAGGAACAGGCAATTGCGTTGGGGCAGCAGCGTTTAACGAACCTGACTGCAACAGATTTACAGATGGCCAAGGTGCGTCAGGCGCGCATCACTTTGAGGGCTGGTGGACGCAAAACATACCGCCGGGTGACGACCAGCGAAAATCCTTGCGAGCTATGCCAAATCGCAGCAACCCAAATCTACTACACCGATGATTTGATGCCGATACATCAAGGCAACCCCGGCTGCCAGTGCGACGTTGAACCCGACGACGAATCTATTGAGCCAATGAGCCCAGAGCAGGCGCAAGAGATTATCGACAATATACCTAAGCCACAGAAGCCGGAAACCAAAGAGGCGCAACAGCTCGTCGCCAGTAAGGACAAATGGTCAACGGACGATGAGCAGCAAGCCGAGCTTGATGCGGTACGCCGTCAAGGCGTGGACCCCGACGAGCTAAAAGATTATTTGGCGATTCGTGAGCATGGCGAGATTGGCCCGGTGTTGACTTGGGCTCACCAGAATTTCACCGGACCGGCTGACTTGCCGAATCCACCCGACGTTATCGCGTCAGCGTCAGGCGGTGAGCGGCGCGGACCCGGTGTTCCGGCGTCTGTATATGCCCGCGCCAGAGCGCATTTGGATGCTATAAATGCGCGTATCGCACAACGTGCGAGTTGAAACTTCCTGCAACACAGCAGGATTTGTGTACCGTAAGGGTGCGCAAGCAAGCGAAATGCTAACAAGGAGCAAGAAATGACCCAACCCGCTAACCCACCGGCCAGCACCCCGCTCACCGTCGCACCTAATGCGGCAGAGCTACCGGGTGCACGCCAGAACACCACCCCGGCAGTGGTCGACCCAGATTCGCGTTCTCCGCAGAACGGGATCGTGGACGCCACACCTCAGCAGCCGACGCCGCCGCAACAGCAGCCGACGCCGCCGAAGCCGCCGGAAACCCCGCCGCAGCAACAGAATCCGCCAACCCCGGCTGAAACGGTCGAGATGGAACGGTTTAAGGCTGTGCAGCAGATCGCCCGGCAGAATGAGGCTGATGCCCGCGCTTACCGGGAGATGCTGAAGGGGCTAGGTGTGACGCCTGAGCAGAAAACCGAATTCGACCCCAAGGCCGAAATCGAGAAGCTGCGTCAGGACGTGGAAGACGAGCGCACTGAGCGTGCACGCGAGCAGATCGCGCACACAACCAATGTGCCTGTCGGCCAAATCCAAGGTAAGACGGTTGAAGAGATGCAGGCGAGCGCGCAGGATGCGTTGGCTTGGGTCAATGGATTGCTCCAGCAGGCCAATGTTCCTGCAGCAGTACCAGCTTCGGTCGTGAATAGTCCAGCAGGCCCCAATGATGGTGGGCCAGCGCAGATTGAATCACGAGATGAGCTGGCGAAGTTAAGTCCACCCGAGCGCATGAAAGCTTTCCGCGAGGGACGCTGCGACAAATTGCTCGGCAAACAGTAAGCATAGGAGGGCATTTCGATGTCAATAACCAATTTCATTCCAGAGCTGTGGAGCGCAGCCATGATGGAGCTTTGGGTCGCGCAAAACGTGTTCCCATCGCTCGTCAACCGGGAGTATGAGGGTATCGCGACACGCGGTAACACCGTTCATATCACCGGCGTTGTGATCCCGCAGGTTCACGACTACAAGGCCGCAGGGCGAGTCACGAGCGCGGACGCAATCTCGGACACCGGGATTGATCTGCTCATTGACCAGGAGAAGTCAACAGACTTTTACGTCGATGACATCGACCGGGCGCAGGCGGCGGGCTCTTTGACCCCGTTCACCGACGCGGCGGCATACGCGATGGTGGCCGACACCGACCAGTTCATCGCGAACATGCTTGTGTCGGAAGGTACCACACTGGCCGGAACGCTACCCACCGATGGTGACACAGCGTTTGACTTGTTCCGCGATGCGCGTAAGGCGCTGAACAAGGCGAACGTGCCCAACGATAACCGCGTGATCGCGGTCAACGCCGAGTTTGAAGCCCTTCTGCTGGGCGCAAATTCGAAGCTGACCACCTTCTACGAGGTGAACGACACCGCCGGTCTGCGTAACGCGACCGTTGGGCAGCTGTTGGGTTTCCGTATCGTGACCACCAATCACCTTCCGGCAGTGAACACCCCGCAGTTCGTCGCATGGAACATGCGCGCCGCCGCGTTCGTGTCCCAAATCGACCAGGTGGAAGCCCTGCGCAGCCAGGACAAGTTCGCCGACCGCGTGCGCGCCTTGCACGTCTACGGCGGCAAGGTCGTTCGCCCACAGGGTGTTGTGGTTTACAACCCGAACGGCGCGTAACCCAAACCATGACTCAGCCTGACACGCAGCTCACAGAGCTTGCGCCGCTGGCCGTTAACACTGATGTGGCGACAGCCCTTGGCGTTAACGATGTTTCGAAGCTTCCAACAACCATGACTGTACGTATGGATCGGACCCTGCGCCGGGTGTCGCGCAGGTTTCGCTTCGAAGCTCAGCGGATCTTCACGCCCGGCACCTACACGCACACCGTACGGATACAAGGAGGGGCAGCTCGGTTACCCGAAAAGCCTTACGCCATAATCCGTGTCGCTGTGCAGGGTGTGGAGCAGGCACCATGGTGCGAAACCCCGTCTGACACGTTCCCCGGCCTATGGGTTGCGGACGATGAGTGGCAGGACAGCGAATTCATTGAAATGCCAGGCGGTTCCGACATTGCGGTAGGTGATCTGCAGCCGATAGGTCCGCGTTTCACCGTCGCCGGAAACTGGCTTTACTGGAACGACTGGGAGCGGTGGCGTTTGTCCGGCCGCTTATGTCAGGTGACGTACGCGGCGAATGAACCCGTGTCTGAAGATGTTATCGACACGGTATCGGCTATTGTGGGGCGCAACCTCACAGTCGACCCGATGAGTGCGGTTGCTCAGTCGAAAGCGATTATGACCAGGCATTACAGGCAAGAGTTCTCGGATTGGGTTGGGGCCGGTAATGTTTCGTTCACTGATGAGGATATCGCCGCAGCGCGAGCCTATCGGTATCCGGCACCGCCGATGATCGTCGCGAACATGGCAACAACCGACACGTCCCCGTCTAGTTTTTTCCTGTCGGATAGCTCGTGGTGACATGACGAATCCGCTGGCACCGTGGGAAGCACCTTGGCAGGCACCCATTCCCGCGCCGTACTCGCTGCCGTTCTTCAAGTACGACAGCACAGCCAAGGATGAGTTGGGAAACGATAAGCCGGAATGGCTTGCGGCCCAAATGATCCCGGTGCAGGGTTGGGACATGATGACGAGTGAGAAGCTGGCCGAGGCCGCAGCAGAAGAGGACTTCGATGCTTTCCTGCTAACGCCGGTAGACACCTGGTTGGCGCTTCGCGACCGTGTTGCGTTGCCGCTGCCGGAAAACGGGATGACCGCCCCGACAACGTTTTACGCCTCCGACGGCGTCACGTTGAACAGCGGTATCTTTGTGGTGGTGGGTCACGATATCGAAAGCTACGGGCCGCAATTCTGGACACCGGGCAATGTGACATTACTTAAGTTGGTTGAAGGATAATGGCACGCGACGGCGAGATCGAATGGAACGAAAGCAACCTTGACGAAATGCTCAAGGGTATCGTTAAAAACGTTCTCGTGCCCCGCGCAACCGCCATCGCCGACGCTTGCAATGAGCAGTCAGCGGCATCCGAGGACCACCAGCCAGACACCACCGACGACGAAAAGCGCGGCTACCGTGTGGGCACCGAAGGCGCAAAGCCTCTCCGCAAACACGATTACCACGCCACCGTGATAACAGCCACCGTACCCGCGATGGCCGACAACGCCCGCCATAACCGCATGGTCGAGAACTTCCACCTAGCGGAAGGCCAGGACCGGTGAGCGTTGATCCCACAACAGGGTTCACTGTGCCGGATACCGGCTACTTTGAGTCTGGCGTGTATGTCACTATCAATTGGCTGAAAACCAAAGTGCCGCAAGGCTGGCCGATTGAGTCGAATGTTCCCAACCCGAGGCCGACCAGGCTTATCGTGGTCACGGGGGCGACAACATCAAGCGACACAGACAACAGTGATGCCGCAACCATCCTCGGATGGCGGCGCAACATCATTCACGTCTATGCCGAAACCGAAGCTCTATCAGTACGTTTCGCCGAAATGGTGCGCGGATACATGGTAGATGGATGGCGGGCGAAGGGCAGCGGCTACCGAGGGTTGAAGATCATTGGTGATGTGTTCTTCTTCCCCGAACCCGCTGACCCGGCGAAGACGCCGCGCGCGCAACTGACAGTGGATATTCTGTTGCGTGCCCGGTACTCCGCTTATGGCCCGTCAGTAACACCGTAATCAGGCCGGTTCCAATACATTTCGGAGGTAATCAAACATGACTAACAACAACAAAAACATTTACGCAGCCGAACCGCTGGCAACCGGTGTCGCTTTCGTCGGCCCGCTGGGCACAGCTGCGCCTACCGATGCCGTTACGGCGGTAGACGTCGCGATGGTTGACCTCGGCTACACCGGCACCGATGGCTTCACTGAAAAGAATGACCGCAGAACTGATCTGAAGCGCAGCTTCGGCGGCAAGGTTGTTAAGGTCGTCCAGACCGAGTACAGCGCGAGCTTGGACTTCACGCTGATGGAATCGCTCAACGGCCTCGTGTTGAAGGCGATCTTCGGCACCGCGAACGTCACTCTCACGGCGGCAACCGTTTCGCATGGCGCGCAGGTTCGTGTGTTGAAGAATGGCCGTAAGCTGCCGCATCAGGCGTGGTGCATTGATACCACTGATGAAGAGACCGGCGCGAAGTACCGTAACTGGGTCAGTGACGGCCAAATCACCACGGTTGCGGACATCAAGGTTGTTCACTCCGACGTCATCGAATACCGGATCACGATTGAGTGCTTCGAAACCGAGGCCGGTAATGACAACATCATCACACTCACCGACGACGGCCAGTTCGCCAGCTCGTAAGTGGCACAATGGATTTGACCGACCAGGGAGCGTGTTTGTCGAACGGAACCGGCCTCATCTCCCTGGTCGGCTCAACCCGAAAAGTGATGTAGGACAACGTGTTCGCGTACCGCGTAAAGGTTAAACGCCAGTGGCATGAGTTCGATTTCCGGCCGCTGGCCGAAGTGCCGCAAGAGATCCTGGTCACCGGTACCGCAGAGTCCCAAGTTTGGGCGCTGCTGTCGTGGGGGCTGCTTGACGCCGACCAGATGCAGGCCATTGAAGCGATGCCGATGCGGCACATTTGGGACATGATCGAGTTTTGGGAAGCCGACTCGCACATAACGATTAACGAAATCCGTTCCGTAATAGCGACTATCGAGAAGCATCGCGCCCCGCTTGAAGCTGACCTCATCCACATTCCGCCAGGCCTGCGTCTCCGCAACTGTCCGTCGCCCGAATTCAATTGGCGCGACTTGTGGATCATCGTCACCTACGCCGACGTGTACTCCAATGTGGTGGCCGCAGATAATCCTGACCGCGCCGGTTGGGGTCGACTTGAACTGTTGATGGCCGATGTTGCCGACAACACTGATTGGCTTGTGTGGGCGAAAACCAAGGCGGCGCAAGAGCGTGGCGCTACACCGCCGGAGCGCAGACCGCGACCAGGTGTCATGCCCGCCGAGGCGCGCAAGGGTAGTAAGGTTAAACCGCAGCCAATCAGTAAAATCAAAGAGATTTACAAGCTTGATGAGCGACACGCTAATCAAGATTTACTAAGCCGACAGCGCCAGCTAGAGGCCGTGTTCCGTTAAGAGGAGAAGGAAATGGAAAGCAGTTTCGAATACAAGGTTGACGTTAAGCGCGAGATTGACGGCGAAGAGGGACGCGAAACCGTCACTGAGCCAGTCACTTTAACGTTCCGGCGATACGGCGACGCGCCCGGCCGAATTTCGCGCCGCAACGTCGGCAACGTTGAACGCCAAGTTTGGGCATATCTTGAGTGGGGTTTGATCGAACCGAAGCATTGGCCGGTGGATTCAGAGGTGCCGGGGCACTTGATCTTTGATGTGATCCCGCAGCGCATCATCACCAAAATGTATCGTGCCTGGCAGGAATCCGAAGACGAGCTGGAAGACGGCGAAGGGAAGTAACCCGTGACCTCAACCGGCGGCAATGGCGTAGCTGAAGGCGCAGAGCTTGCGCGGGGCTATATTTCGCTGTCCGTTAAGTACGGCAGCGCCATGTCCCAAGTCGACAAAGACCTTGCCGACACCAAACAGAAGGCTGGTGTAGCAGGCGAAGCCGCCGGTATGAGGTTCTCGGACAAGTTCGGTGCCGCAGTACATCCGGCCCGCACCTTCCGCAACTACAGCCAAAAAATTCTTGACGAAGCTGGCGGCGACATCGACAAAGCCGGTGCCATCATGGGTCAACGGTTCACTAACGGGCTGTTGCGCTCCACTGATCGAATGTCCGCTGTCGGCAACAAGATTGGGCGCGGCCTCAGCGGCGGCGTCGAAGCCGCATTAACTGGTGTCGGCGCGATCGGTACGGCCGGGGTTGCTGGTTTCGAGAAGATGGAAACCAAAGCTAAAGAGACCACCTCCGCAATGTCCGGCGGCATAATGGGTTTGGTGTCCGGTCCGATGCTTGCGCTCGGCGCGGCAGTGACCACCATCGCGGGCGCGTTCGAAGTGCTCAAAGGTGGTATGGAACGCCTGGAAACGTTGCAGCACACCAGGGAACAGCTTGAAGCGATGGGCTACTCCGGCCAACAGGTGAACGCCGTCTTCAAAGACATGCAGGAGTCCGTTAAGGGCACACAGTTCGGCATGGAGGAGATGGCCGGGGTGATGAAAGGCGCTCTCCTGCAGGGCATCAAACCCGGCCAAGATATGGTTAATTATCTCAAGGAGATTCAGAACGCCGCCGCGTTGACCGGCGCACCAGTCGAAGCCGTCGCGGGCATGATGGACCGCCTGCGCACCCGTGGCACCGCGACCATGCGTGAAATGATGAGCTTCACCCGGCAGGGATTACCTATCGCGACGTGGATTAAAAAGGATCTCAACCTAACGCAAGAGCAGTTCCAAGATTTCGTGAAGCACCACGGCGTGACATATCAGCTTTTCATGGATGAGCTGGCCAAGCACACCCACGACGGCGCGGAACGTATGTCGGAATCCCTTGGCGCACAGACACATAAGATGGGCGAGAACCTTAAGGCCATCGGGAGTGATTTGGTTGCACCGTTTTTCGGTTCCATCCCGAAAGGTTTGCAGGCCATCAACGCCAAGCTTGAACAGTTCGACGCTTTCCTGCAGGCGCACGCCAAGCAGATCAGCTCGTTTGTGCACGGCGTCTTCGGCCCTATCGGCGGGCTGATCTCCGGCGTGGTCTCCGGCGTCGGATCATTCGCCAAGGGAACAGTCGCCGGGGTCAAAGATTCACACGAGAACATGGCGAGCGGAATGGGCACCGCCGTCTCATCATTCGTCAACGCCATCAAGACGGCCGGAACTTGGCTCAAAACTCACTCCGACCAAATCCGTTCCTACGGTGAAGCTTTCGGACACGCCATCGGAAACGTGCAGCACGCATTCCTGAACGTTGAACACGCCGGGTCCAACATCATGCATGCCTTCAGCAATGTTGAACACGCGGCCCTAAACGTCAACCACGCCTTCTTAAACGGTGGGCATGCGGTCCGAAACGTTGTGCACGCCTTCGGTAACATCGGTCACGCCATCGGAAACGTCATGCACGCCTTCGGGAACATCGGCCACGCCTTCGGAAACATCTTCCACGCCTTAGGGTTTGACATACTAGCCGGTCTAATCGGCACCACCCTTAAAGCCGCATTTGATTTAGGACTTACTACCGTTACGGCGGTATGGCATGTCCTAGAAGGACTTTGGCATGCGGCTGAAGGCTTGTGGCATATCGTCACAGAGCTGTGGCATTCGTTCACCGACGCCATAAGCGGCCCACTTAAGAGTGTTGGCAGCGCATTCCACGACGTAGGCGACTTCATCCAAAAAGATGTGAAGCCCGCGCTCGCCGACGCCGGGCACTTTCTCCGCGACCTCGCCAACGAGGGTATCAAGGTCATCGAATTCTTCGAACACCTACCGCAGAAGATCATCGCTGGTATCGGCAACCTGGGCAAAGACATTGGTGATGCAATCAAGGGGGCTCTCAGCCACATACACTTACCGCACATTCCCGGCTTCGCCGATGGCGGCTACAACCTGCCGCAACAGGCCACCATCGCTTCAGCGCGCCCCGGCGGCTTGGTGCAATGGGCCGAACCATCAACCGGTGGTGAAGCGTTCATACCGTTGCATCCGGCGAAACGTGCACGCTCCCTTAAACTTTGGCACCAAACCGGGAAACTGTTGGGTGTTGAAGGTCATGAAGGAATGTATAGCGACAAAAAGTGGAGCGGTGTTCCCTCGCATGGCATGAAATTTGATGACGGCGGTTTTCGTGGCGCTGGCGGGCTAAGCTCCGCTGAGGCGATTCTCTCCCAGCTGACCGGGGGGACTGGCGGTAACCGCGCCCAATACCAGATGGGCGGTTTCGGGCCGAGCGGAATCGACTGCTCAGGACTTGTCAGTGCAGTCGTCAACGCCTACCTGGGCATGTCGCCGCTCAGCTCGCGAATGAACACCACCAATGAGGCCGATTGGCTCGGCAAGCGTGGATTCAAAACCGGCACCGGCCCTTCCGGCTCACTGCGTGTCGCCTGGTACGACCACGGCGGCGGCGGCGCAGGCCACACAGCCCTGACCCTACCTAACGGGTTAAACGCGGAATCCACTACAAGCAACGGCATTTCGGGTGCGCGTGTCGGGTCGAAAGCCGCCGGGGCCGATGCCAGCGAATTCGATCACCATATGTACCTTGACGTTTCGGGTGGTAAAACCGGTTCGTGGTTCGCTGGCGGCGGCTGGGCAACCCCCAGCTCCGGCGGCGGTGGCGGCGGGCTATTCAGTGGCTCCGGTGGCGGCGACTCCGGCGGTGGCGGTGGTGGCGATGACGGTCCGGACAGCAGCGGCATCGTCGGCGACGGCACCGACTACTCATCCGACCCCGCCAACGCTGGCGACACAAGCGGCGGTTCCAGCGGTGGCGTGGACATCGGCGGCGGATCAGGTAGCGGCGTGGGTGCTGGCAGCTCACCGGGAATCTCAGCCCCGTCCGGTGCCCCGTCCGGCGGCGACTCCAAGCAGCAGGCGGCGGCAGCCATCATCGCCGAAGGCAAACGGCGCGGCTACACCGACGAACAAATCCAATGGGTGCTCGCGGACTCCATCGGCGAATCCGGCCTGTCAACCACTGCAGCGAACGGCGACCACAAAGGACTGTTCCAGCAGGACGCCAGCTACAAAAACCGAGACACGCTGCAAGGCCAGGTGTCCGGATTCTATGACCGGCTGGACAAGACAAGCTCCGATATGTCCATCGGCGACCGCATCTCGAAGACACCAGCACAAGGCGGCGTCGAAGGCGGCGGCTACGGGCCGGACTGGATCTCCCAACACCTCGGAGACGCGAAAACCTACATGGCTGGTGTCGGTGACGGCCTGAGCGCGGGCGACGGCGGCGAAGGCATGGGCGTCGGCGGCGGTCGCGGCGGTCACAAAATTCGCGAGCTGAACGATAAAATTGCTGACCTTACAACGAAAATCAAAGAAACTCAAGACAAGATTGACCATCCGACTGGGAAGAAGCCGCGCACACAACAGCAAACCGATGTACTTAATGATCGTCTCGCTAAGCTGAATCGTGAACTCGGGGAAGCGAAGTCGGACCTTGGTGAAGCGCAAGCCGGGGGTGGTGGACGCGGCGGCAAGGGTGGTCTTGCTGGGCTATTCGGCGCACAGGGCGGCGACGATTCGCTGAAATCGCTTGCCGACATTGGCACTAACGGGATCATGCAATCATTCCTGCCCGAAGGGTTCATCAACCCGTTCGGCACCACGGCGATGCATGCGGGCTCGGTGATTTTCAGTTTCCTTGGCGCGCTGATGTCCGGTAAGGGATCGAACATGGCTGGCGCGTTGATGTCCGGCCGGGGAAGCAACATGGTTGGTGCCGGTGCCGGTAACTATGCTGTGAACAGTCAGGGTCAGCTGGTGCCCCGTGGCGAAATGCCAAGCGCTGCAGGCGGCGGTGGCGGCATGGGTGGTGGTGGCCCGATGATTGACGCCAGCCAGCACTTCGAAGGAGCTAGCTTTGGACACAGCAACGAGGCGATTGCCCCAGTGATTCAACACGCTAAGACAGCAACACTGCGCTCCACTGGAACAATCGACTCTTCAAGGGTTTACGGAACATGACACTGCCATATCCTTTCAACGTCGGCGTCCCAGCCTATGTGCGTGGACCATCATCAACCATCCTTGAGAACAACCCCTACATCGGTTTCACCGGCATTCAGGCCGTACTGATCGGCGTCGACGGATCATGGTGGGACTTGGCCGGGCCATACGCAGGTAAACAAGGCTTGTCTATGTCCAACCACCTTGTCGGGCTTATGCTTTCACAGTTCAAATCGCTATGGACTGACGGGCCATACCAGATCGGCGCATACTATGAACGCACCGACTGGGACAAACGCACCATCAACCTCGGAATAGACGTTGGCGTAGACACTTTCGGTGCGCCCGGCTCGATGCAATACATGATGCAGGAGCAAAGATGGTGGCGCGCTTGGGCTGTCGACCAAGACTCGTGGCTCGGTATCTACACCAAAACGCACGGCTGGCGGTGGCTTAAAGTCAGGTTGGCTGAAGCACCAATGACGCCAATGGAATTGGACCCGACAGCTTACGAAAACAACTATTTCCGCTGGGACATGGTTATTGCCGCCGGGCAGCCGTACTACGGCAAAGTAACCAACACCGCCGGATGGGCCAACACTTCAGCGACGGCCACGCCGTGGGATGAGATTCTGTACCAGCTTGAGAACACCATCAATCAGTTTCTCGGTGACGTCCTACAGGGTGCCGGTGGAACCTTGGTGCCGGGTAAAGATGTTGGCAGCGGCCATGTTACGACGTGGAACAACAGCGATATGACGCAGTGGCCGAAGTTCCTGGTGTCCTCGCCGGGGCGCTGTTGGATTGAAGACGGCCCCGGCACCGGCAATATGATAGCCATGCCGTTAACCGACACGACGCGCGGCACTTATATGGTTGATACCGACCCACAGCAGCAGACCATCACCGAAATGACCGACCCGGTTAATCCGCTGTTCTACCAAATCCTAAACAACTCAGGCTTTTTGGATCTCATCATGGGAGACTTCACCACACAAAAAGAACCGCTGTGGAAACAGTTCTCCGGCCACTTCTTTGTACCGGCCCCGAAGCGAACACTCTGCACATACAAGGTGTACCACTCCCAAAACGATGGCACTGTACAGCTTTTGATGCCGCAACAGTTCTACATGGGCTATGGATGATTGTGATGCAGCGCGAATATGTTTTGTGCCAACATTTTCCGAGTCGGGTCGGCTGGGGCGAACAAGTACGCTGCCTGTGTCAACGCCAGTTTCCGACCATGCGAATGTGGGCTACACATGCACTCGACAAGATAGACAGGGAAGCGTAATGGCCTGGCAGAACATCATTCTCGACTATGGTGATGATGGTTGCTTCACCCGCGAGGTTCATACAACACCGGTATGTGATAGCCGTATTCATACCGTGCCGATGTGCTGGTGCCGACCGGTCGCAAAGTCCACCGGCAGAGGATCACACACGTACTCCCACAACGCTGTATCGGTGCCCGACTAATGCCCGCCGGTAACGTCAACTCCAGCATCATCCCGGCCCCGCAGGCCACACTGTACACGTTCGCCGCGACCACGGCGGCGACATTCCGGCCCTACATTGGTAGCTTCGGCGGACAGTTCGACATGCAGGTCGGCGAACAGGTCGACCCGGCGAAATATCAAGTAGAGGCGATTGATTACCCTGGCGCACACATGGCGTGGGACGGCGTCGGCAACGAGGCTTTCCTGCCGGGCTACACCATCCTGGCGGGCTGCCAAGAGGGCGCAAACCACTGCATAGATTTAATCGCCGCCACACCAGGCAAATTCGCGTTCTCAGCGTACAGTCTAGGCTCAGTCGTCGCTTCGCTCGTCTACAAGGCTCTGCTGCCCGGTGGCCAATTAGCTGACCGGGCAGGCGATTTCCTTGGGGCGGTAACGTTTGGCTCAAGTGTTCGCGAGGCCGGGCACACCATACCGGGTGGCACCGACCCCGGCGGGCACGGTTGCTTCGGCGCACAATACCGGATGACCGGCACACCTACCTCGTGGTGGGACTTCGCGGACTCAAACCCGTTGGACCCGTTCACAACAACCGGCGACGACACAGCCGGGCAGGACTCGACCGCCGTCGCCGACATAGTTTTGACCGGAACAGAGTTCACATACTTCTCGGAAGTTGTTGCGCTACTTCAAAGTCTGCAACCCGATCTCGCCGCCCAGATACCAGCCATTTGGACTGAGCTTACCGAAATGTTTTTCCCGTTCCTGTCGCCCAACGACAACACCACCGGGCACGGCAACTATGGAAGCCAACCATACCAAGGCCTGCCGGGGACCACCGAGACGGCAGTGCAGCTCGCAGTGGATTACCTGAATTCCCTTATGCAGCCCAACTATCGGCAAGTCAGCAACGGTGTCCTCAACTATCAGGACTTTGCGAACAGCTTCGCGCAGATCGGTGCTGGCGGGCCACCGGACCCGGCTAAAGACCCGCTAGCGATGTACCGGTACTTGGACGCCCGGCGGCAAGCCGTCGTGGCCGAATACCATCAGCGGCCGATGGCGAGGCTTTTGGACGGCAACAACAATGTGATAGGTACGTTGGCGCAGGAGATTTCAGCGAGCGTCGAAGAGCAGATGCTTGACTCCGGCACAGCTAACATGGTTATCCGAAAAGACAACTGGCTCAGCGACTTCATCCAATACGATCGCCGCGCCGAGCAGGATTTGAATATTGCGTTCGATCCGATTCCGACCATGCTGGATTGGCCGTACCGTTGGGGCGGTAAAATCACCACTATCAACGGTAAGCGGGACAGTCGTGGTGTCCACACAGTGGAATTGACGGCTGTGTCAAATCGGGAGCATTTGAAGCACATAACCGCTCGCGCGAATCCGCTGTTCCCACCGGAACTGCAGATCCCGAAAATGTGGATTCTGCCGTGGAATTGCCGTACAGCACTTACCCTTTCGCTGATCGCCAACCTTGCGCGAGCCTACGAGCCCGGCTTGTCGCTGTTCGCTAACTTACTGAATCCTGTTGCGTGGCTTGGGCAGAACGTTGATTTCAACCTCGGATATATAAACCCGCTCTCCTGGCCCGTGCAGCCCCAATGGCTTAACCCGGTGTTCGATACCAGCCGGTTCGAAGTGTTCACGTCCCGGTGGCAGGACTTGCACGCATCAAGCCAAACGATCCTTGAAGACGCCGGATGCATTTGGCGCGCTTACCTTTACATGAAGGGTGACCTCACCAGCCCTAACCCTGAGCTGGCCGGGTTGGGTAACTTCTTCGGCACCACCCCAGCGCTCGGTGAGGTCACCGACCAGATGACAAGGCCGACACGAAACGCAGTCATCCTTGCCGTCGAAGACAAGTCGGGCACCACCGGTTGGACGGGCACCGCCCTTGATGGCCCTATCAAGATGATCTCTGCTACCGCAACGGATTTGGTGACCAGCGTCCTATTGCCGCAGTACGACGCCGAAGGTGACACCTACTACCTGAGCAGTGACGGCCAGAAGCTTGTCGACGCTGACACCCCGACGATTGACCGGTGGTTTGAGACCGCGCCGCAGCCGCCGTGGGCTGTCTACATGGACACCGAGCATTCGGGAATGATTGAGGCAGAACGCATTCAGCATACGACGATGGCGAAAACCGTTGCCGTAGGCGGTAAGTCGCCTGGCTGGATCAACGATTTGATTACCTTCGGCATCAAGTTCGGGTTGTCTCAGCTCCAAACCGTAATTGTCGCAGGGCTTTTCGGTTCCGCCGGTGGGCCACCCATCGGTGCAGGACTAGACGAGCTGTACCAGGGAGAGCTGGACGATACCGTCGCGGCCTTCCAGGTGTGGACTGATCCGGCCCGCGCGTTCTGGACTGGTGACGCCGGTTTCCTAGAGCAGATGGAACCCGGCACTGGGGCGGCGTGGACAGTCAGCGGTGTGCTGGGATTGCGTGCAGCACAATGGAAAACGAGACCGTACAGCGTTTACAAAACCACTGTTGCGATGGGCTACCCGTACTGCCTTTTCCGCGATTATTTCCTGGGGGATCGTGTCGGCTTCCAGATGGGTAACTTGATTTTTGTCGACCAGGTGTCAAGCTATAAGTACAGCTGGGACAAAGACAATCCGCTACGGTGGGAAGTTTCAATCGGAACCGATTGGGGTGACGTCGACCCGGTGAGTAAGGCCATGCGATCAATCGCTGGTATATGGAATATGTTCGGCATGTGGATGGGAAGCTCGGAATTATTTTAACTTCAAGGGAAACGTGATGAGTGACAACGCATTTGCTTCAGATGACGAAGATGGGACACCACAGCGGCCGTCAGCTATGCAGGAGGCTATCACGTCGGCGGTGGCAGTATCGGAGAAGAACACCACCATGCTTGAGCTGATGCGGGACTTGACCTATCCCGAATCCAAAGATGGTTCAACACTTGACATTTCATTCTTCTCCACGATCATCGCGTGGCATTTGGTGCGCTGCGGTTGGCGCATTGATGAATCTAAGCGGGAGATCAAACCCCGGCGGCTGATCGCTAAAGGTTTGGCACCGGATGCTGTTGAGTGGGTTGACATCAACGAACCCGATGAACTGGATTATGCTTCGATGACGATGGCGGAAATCCGTTCCCTGGAGCCCCGCCAGCGCGCGATTGCGATGCGCGCCTTGGGTGGACCCGAAACACCTGATTTGCCGCCGAATCCCGGCTGGCATGTTCAAACCAACATTCAGATTCAAGATGAGCCGGATGTCAACGACGGAAACTATTGGACCGGAAGGCAGTACACTAAATGACCGCACCCGTGCAGGCACCCGCTGGGGCTAACACCTATTTCGGTTCGATGATGGCCACACTCCACTTCTGGGGTTATGCAAGCGATTTGAACGTGCCTTCGGGTGTGATCGGCTCATTTGAGCTGCACGACAATGAAGGCGCAATCGTTCTCGACGCCATCAAGGGCGACCAGGGTGACCCCGGTGAGCCATCCGATATCGTCAAAATGCAGTATGAGGACGACTTCACCGACCCGACTCAGTTGCCGCAGAACCTTGAGAACATTGACGCCGACATTGGGAAGGCTTGGTGGATAGGCAATGTCGTGTGGATGTGGTCTGGCTCGACGTGGTATTCGAAGCAGATGGGCACACCCGGTCCTGTCGGTCCACCACCGCTCATAGCGGCCAGCGCCGAGCTTGTACCGTCCGGCCAGTCCGACAGTCTCACGCAGCCAATTGAGGTCACGCCGAGTATATCCAACAGCGGGTTAAACGTTAGTTTGCTGTTCCAGTTCGACCAGGACTCCATCAGGGGCGAGGCCGGGCCGAGCGGACCTATTCGTGACGCGGCCGACTATGACAACAGCGGTGGCACGCTTGGTGGTCAGGTGCCGGTGTGGAATGCGACCACGCAAAAGTTTACGCCCGAAGACCTGGAATTGCTTGGCATGGAAGTTTATTCGGTGCCGTCAACGTATTTCACTGAGGCGTCCGGTGCGGCTGTCACCGGTCAGCAGATTTGCGCGTTCCCGATTCCGCCGAGACCGTTCGCGTGGAAACCCGTTGTGCTCAGCGGGCATATCAATGTGCTTGGCGCGGAACTTGATCCGACTAACCTGTTCAACATTATTCAGGTGGGTTGCCAGGTTTTGTTGGGCAGCCCTTCGGCTGGCACGCAGATTGGGCGCGGCTACGGGACACCGTTGCAGCGCACCAGCATTGAAGCTGAGTACGCTACGTCGGGTAGTCCTGGTGCGGCTGTCACACCAACCAACGCGCTGGCTTATGTGCCGCCCAACCATACTGACCCTGCGCAGGGCACCATCTATGTTGTGCTGGCCAATGATGGGGCGATTGGTGCGTTCACCTACAACCCGGCCGGTAGCGGCATGCTTATCGGCGTGGTGCCGGTTCCGACTCAAAGCTAGCTTATGCCAAGAGGTTACGATTCCAGTTTGCCGCAGCCGGACTATAATCCGCTTGCGTCGAAGATGACTTATGATACGTCTTCGATTGCTAAGCAGGCGGCGGCAGCGTTCCAGCAGGGTTTGCAAAACTTTTGGCAATACACTGTTGAAGCGTTCGACGCAGCTATCGGTATCGACCCGTCAACATTCCTGCCGAACGTTCAAACACAGCTCGGCGGCTTCAGTAGCCTGTCATCTATCCTAGCTCAGCTAATCGGTGCTGGCGGCGGGAACTCTAGTGCCACAAACCTTTTAGCCGAGTATGCGGCCACGTTTGAGCAGGCCGTCTCTAGCGGCGACTGGTCGAACCTGTTGACCTCTTTGTACAACGAGACCGCGACGGCGCTTGACACGATATGGCCGGGCGCGGTGCCGCTGATAGACGCCTCCAAAATTGGTAGCGGCACACTGAGCCCAACACTGTTGCCGATGATCCCGCAAACGCAGATCACAAACCTGGAAACGAGTCTTGGTGCGCTGCTGCCAACTTCGACGTGGCAGGCGTTCATCAACGATGTTGTCGGCGGAACAGCCGGGGACTACAACGCCTTGGTGTCGTGGCTCAACGGGGTTGACACGGCGGCATACAACGCGGTCACCACCGGCAACTACAACGGCCTATTGACCGCGCTTTTCGGCGGCACCACCATCGCCACCACAGTGCAGCCCGCCGCCGTCCCACTGTTGGATGCAAGCAAAGTCAACACCGGACTATTCGGTTCATCGCTGATACCGAACATTACTGCCGGTACCGGGCCGGGCCAATCCGCTGACCTGCTAACACATTTCAACGCGGTCAGCGCAGCCGCCGGAAGCGTCGGGTCTAGCCCGCTCGGCGCAGCCAATCAGGGCATTGATCTGATCGCCAGCACCTTGAACGCTTTAGCCGCTCAAATGCAGCAGAACGCAACACAGTCCACCGGGGCAACCAACAACGGTCAATCGTTGAACATCAACTTCAACCAGTACTCAACTTGGTCTGCGGTACCGGTCAACACAACCTACGGCAACATTCCCGGTGCCAGCTCCCACGGGTCGGGGCATTTCGTCATCAGCAACGGCGATGCGGCGTGGAGCGAAGTCAACGACGGTGACGTGTCGGCCATCTCAATCTTCAACGGTGCTGGTGGGCAAGCGTTCACAAACACCGACTACCAAAAATTGTATGCAAGCCTCGCCGGATTCCCGAACGGTGCTGGCTCCAAAAACTTTGCGCTCCTGCGCGCTAACGCGATCACCAATCCGAGCGACTACGTTTACGGTGTCGTGTTCCTCAACAGCGGCCTCGCCCTGCAATATGAGATCGGCTGTTATATCAGTGGCGTGCAACACGTTTGGGCGACCGGCCCTGTCAGCGTCCTAAACCTTAACTTCACCATGGATGCCGGTGTCGGTAACAATCCAGCCAGATACCAAGGGTATTCGGGGGACACACAAGTTTTCGACTTCATCAACGACGGCAGCCACGGCGAGGCCATATTCCCGATTGATTCATCGCACCGCTACTGGGGCTTCCGTTCCGACACTTACAACAACGGGCAGGTGACGCCTGCGCCCGCATCCTATGTTGGTTGCGCAGACAACACCCCGCCGTCGGTGCCGGGTTCCGGTATCCGCACGTACCGCACCGGCACCGCATCAATAACACAAAACACTGCCACAGGAGGCGTCTCTCTCTTCTCTAATGGCGGCAGCGGCGCATTCTTCGACGCCGCCTCCGAAAACAGCCCCGACGTAACACAATTCACCGGACTGATTAGCGGCGTATCAGGCGTCGGGTTAAACGCTATTCAGGTTGCTAACGCCGACCGCTACATCGTAGGCATACGGTCGATCATCTCAGCTGCGACCTGCAGCAGCGGCGCAGTATCTATCTGCCCCGTCGTCTCCCGATACAACAGTGCGGGCACGCTTCAAGAAGAACGCTTCTTCGGCAGCCCCGGCTTCTTCAGCAACGGATTCGGCGGGCAATACAACACCGGATTCTTCGGCGGCACCGAAGCCATCGCCTGCCAAGCAGGAGACATTCTCATACCAGGATACTTCCTCAGCCCCGGCCCAGCCGGGACCGGCGCAATGTCGGCACTATCATTTACCGGGGAATCCTCTGGCAGCCAAACCTATTTCGAAGTCACGCTTGCTAACTAGAAAAGGGAATTGAGAATGGCAGCGAAAAGAAAAGCCGACGCTCCGGTGTTGCCGGAAGTCAAGCAGTGCAACACGATTGGTGACCGGCAGTTCGGCGCGACAGCCACGGCGGCTGGGCCGAATCGTTGGATGGTGGCCAACCCCACCAATGGTGGGCACTGGGCCACTGACGCCGACGTCGCAGATTGGGACGCCGCAACCAGCCCAACCCCCAAGCAGCCGCCCGCCAAAACCGAAGAGACGCAAGAGGATTCGAAGTGAACAACCAACCACAGCAGCCGCCGATGACCGAGGCGCAGAAGCTCGCCATCGAAGCTATGCTTTGGAAGCAAATGTACTTCGATCAGCAGCGCCACTACGGTCAGGTGATCGCATTGCTTTTGCGGCCCACAATGCCCCCGCAGCAGATCACCGAAGGGCTTCAGCCGCAGCCACCCGAAGATGCGGTGAACGCGGCGCAGGAGCCCCCACAGCCGCCGGGACAAACCGACAAGGCTGAGGCTTGACGCCCATGTTGAGTATCGTCATAGCCGTATTGCTCTTGTTGATCTTCGCCGCGCTCATCGCACTTGCGGTGCTGGGCTGGAAAATCTATAAGGCAGTCATGTGGCACAACCGCGTATCCACCCCGTGGTTTAACAGCATCGGACAGAAGATAGGACTCGACAATGCCTCAACCATCCCAGTCCCGCCAGGCTAAACGCACCCCGCCGAACAGGCCACCGGCCGAAAAGCCTACCGGCCCAATCGATTTGGATTCGCTGAAGCTCGGTAAGAAACCGGCCCGACCGGGCGCGTTCAAGATGGCGTACAACCGTTACGCCAAAATCCCTGAGCTGCCAACGCCGCCAGCCGATTTCGGCCACTACGATTTGATCGACGCCAACGGTCCCAGCTGGGGCATGTTGATGAACGACCAGCTCGGTTGCTGCGTGGTGTCTGGTGGCGAGCACGAGACTATGATGTTCGCCGCCGAGGCCGGAAATCATGTCGTCTTCGATGACCAGTCGACGGTCATCAACTATTCGCTTATCGGCCACTACGACGGCACCCCCGAATCCGATCAGGGCTCCGACATGGAATACGCTGCCCGTGTACGGCGGCGGCACGGCCTAGTCGACGCTAGCGGCAACTACCACCGCACCGTGGCGTACACGTCGGTGCAGTACAACAATCTCGCTGAGCTGGCGGTGACAACATACCTTTACGGCGCAACGGGTCTCGGTGTCATTATGACCGAGGCGCAGATGGAACAGTTCGCCGCCGGTCAGCCGTGGGATTACGTCGCGAACTCCAAAGAACTTGGCGGACACTATATCCCGATCGTTGGGCGCAAGGATGGCCTGTTCTATGTGGTGACGTGGGGCAAGCTCCATCCGGTGCAGCCGCGCTTCATCGTTGAGCAGGCCGACGAGGCTGTGGTGAACTTCAGCGCCGAAGGGCTGATTAAGAATGTCAGCCTTGAAGGCTTCAACGACGTGTTGCTGCTCGGCGACCTCGCGGCAGTGACGGCATAATAGGGGGTGAATTGACCATGACCGCGCATCCGCTAGCCGATCTGTCGGTACTCGACCAGTTCAAAACAACACCGTTCCCACCGGGATACCCCGGCGACGTGCGCACGTTCTACTCTCCGATAGATGATCTGCGCGGCGCGCTGGCCTACTGCATCGCCAACGCGAAACATGAAGTGCTAGTAGCGATGTTCGGGTTCGATGATGACGTACTCGCCGCCGCACTGAAAACGCAGATGGCCAACCCGAGCATTCACGTACAACTCACACTCGACAAATCCCAAGCCGGTGGCGTGCACGAACGAACGTTGCTCGCGCAGGAAAAGTATCCTAATTCATCGGTAGCTATCGGCTCATCGGAGCATGGGCGCATCATGCATATGAAGGTGATGGTCATTGATGGCACCGTGTTGGTTACCGGTTCAACGAACTGGTCTGATGCGGCGGAACATTTGCAGGACAACGAGTTAACGATATCTTTGCATCCGGCCCGAGCGGCCGAGGCACGGTTGCGTGTCGCGGAGATTCACCGGCATATGTTGGCGAAGGCGGCGAAATGAACTTACTACGCAGCAATGTTGAAGCCGCCAAACGACTATTCCTTGACCGGCTCACCACCGGCCAACAGCCACTACTACAACACGACAGCATTGATGAAGGACCGGGCGACCCGTATGCCTATGCGGGCGTGGGGGATTCAAACAACTTCGGTGTGTCCTTCGACTGCTCAGGGCTCGCCGGGGTTGTCATCGCAACCGCATTGTATGGCTTCGACTACTGGATTGGGCGCGGATACCAGCGTCTCTTCAGCACTGAAACATTCGCGGGCTGGGCTGCCAGCAACGGCAGCTGGCGGCAAACCACGCAAGCCGACCTTGTGAACGGCAACTATCCCGTCAAGGTGATGATTATGCACGGCGGCGGGGGGCCGGACAGCCACATGGCCGCGTGGATCGACGGCTGGAACATGGAATCCAACGGCGACTCCGGCGTCTGCACCGCACCACCCGAAATCACTGGTGTTGCAAGCGATTACTGGAACGACTGGTGGGTTTGGGACGGCGAACCAATCAGTGAAGACACAAAGTGGAGGCAACCCATGGGATACCCGCAAGGACTCGACTACGCCGGAGGCCAGATACCGGGCGCTGTACTCGCGCAGGCCGGAGTTACGTTCGTCTGCCGCTACATCAACGACGGCGGCACCGGCTTACCGAAGAAACTGTTGACAGCTGACGAATTCGTTGACTTGTGCCAGAACGGTATTCAGGTTGTCTTCAACTATGAGACCACAGCCACGTTCATGTTGTCCGACAACGGGGCAGATGATGCTGCCGCCGCGCTCGCCTACGTCAACGGGCTACTGTCGGCAGCCGCCGCAGCCGAGGTGAACGTCGCCGGATACCGGCCGGTCATCTACTTCTCAGCTGACTTCGATGAACCACCCGAAGATGACAGCCCGATTGAAGCGTTCCTTGACGCCGCGAAAGGTGTTCTGGGTGTTAACGGTTCGGGTAAAAGCTGCGCCGCTATCTATGGTGCGTACTGGATTTTGATGCGCGCCAACCAATCCGGCCACGCCGACTACCTGTGGCAGACCGAAGCCTGGTCCGGCGGCAACATTGACTCCGCTATCGCGGTCATGCAGCGCAACGATGTTGGCTACGTGACCTACGCCGGGGTGCAATGCGACGTGGACGAGGCGCACGCCGACGACATTGGGGCTTTCATCCCCGACGCCGTACCGGCACCGGCACCAGCACCGGCACCAGCACCGACGCCCGTTGACCCGGTGGCCGAGTTCGATCAATGGCTTTCAGCAGCGAGCACAGACGACAAACTGACTTGGCTATGTCAGCAGATGGGACCGGGTGAATCCGGCTGGCCATCAACAGGTTCGACTCTGCGCGACAAGGTGTGGAGCATTATAGGTTCAGGAGGCACTACAGCATGATCCCAAACATTATCAGCATTGTTTCGGCGCTGATCGCAACGTTCGCCGGATACCAGGCGCACCGCGCGGCCCGGCTCAGCTCATACCATCCGGCCCGCATCCGGCCACCGCGACGCAGCTTGCGTAGCTTGCTCTTCGGTGCCGGTCCCAATGACGCCGCCGGGCCAGCCGACATCGCCAACAAGTTCGACGGTGTTGACGGTTCCACCGGTAAGGCGCTTCAATACCGTTTGTACGCTTGGGGATACGAGGCACACCCGTACGGGCTTAGTGTGGACTACGCATACCCCGAAGGCCAGAACGTTTCGGCATCCTTGGGTGATGCGGCAACCTCGCTGGCGAAACTGTTCGGGCGCAAGAAGACTCTGCAAAACAAAGCACAGCATGACGCTTGGGACATGCTCGTTGTTGCGGCTAAGGCGGCGTTACGTACCTACCCTGACCTGATGAAGGATGAAGTACTGTCACCGGATTACGTGAAGCCGCCGCTGACCGAACAGCTCGGCATCGAAGAGCTGACTGGTGACCCGCTTCCGCCGTTCCTTGGTGGCGAATCAGATGCCAAGTAGCACACCGATATTCGTCTCCGTCAACGGGACCGGGGTTGCTGATCCGTTCGGCCCTGGTTTCGACGCCGACATTGGGCGCTTCTTCCAGCCGAACCCCTATGCGCAGATCGCCTGCGACATAGATGGTATCGAACCACCTGATCCGCCCCCGGTGTTTTGGGCCCCGGCAGCCTACCCGGCGGCGGTGTTCCCGATGATGACCAGCGTCAAACAAGGCATCATCAGTGTGGCTGCACAAGTCGACCAGTGGCACACACCGGGTAACCCGCTGTTCCTCGGCGGCTACAGCCAAGGTGCCATCGTGATAGGAATGTACTATCTGCAGAACGTGCTGTCTCCCAACGGGTCTCAACACGATTTGTTGCCTGACCTTGCGCGCGGCGGCATCATCAACTTCGGCGACCCCCTACGCGCGCCCGGAATCGCCAACGGCAACAAAGAGTTAGGGTTTATGATGCCGTCCACACTTGACGGTGTCGATACCGGGGGTATCGGTGGCCCGCTGGTGCTGCATCCTGAGCAAACACCGGACTGGTATCTATCCTGCGCCTTGGATGGTGACTTGTACGCGAGCTGCCCTATCGGTGATAACCCTTGGGCGGCAGAGTCTTCCGCCGGTAAGGTGGAGACTAGCGTGTATAACTTTGTGGAGTCCGGTTCGATACTGGACTTCCTGAAAATCGCGCTCGACGTGGGCGCACCGGTCGGCACGGTGGAAGCGATCTACAACGCCCTGAAATTTGCGAGTGCGGGAATGAACGCGCCGCACTGGCAATACGGTCCGTTCGTGGGACCGGCCATCAACTGGATTCTTTCGAGAATCTAAGTCACAGAAGGAGATTCATCATGTCTTACAAGCGTATCGCATACCACCCGAGTGGACGCCAAGAGGTACTTGAGACCTCGGTGATTCCACCGGGGTTCGTCGGGAACCTCAAAGTGTGGTACGGCAAGATTATTGTTGTGCTGACATCGTTCCTGGCGGTCGTCAACGAATTGACGCCGGTTCTCAATTTTCTGCCCGGCCAAGACAAGCATTACGTTACCGCCGCCCTAAGCTTTGTGGCTGGTGCTGTGGCGTTGCTCAAAAAGTATCAAGCTTGGGTCAATTCAGTCTAAGCTCAACGCATTTCATTTGAAGGGGCCGGGACCAGATGCCGTTTCTCAACCGACTGACCGAAGCCGAGTTCCGTGGAGCCGAACGAGTAACCGCATGGTTGCTGACGCTGTTCGGCTATTTCGTGGCGATGGGCATGGCGATTGATCAATCCGGTTGGGGCGACCCGGTGTTTAACACTGTGCGCCGGGTACCCTACACGCCGTTCTCGTGGGCGCTCGTCCTGGCCCTTTCAACATTCATCTTCAACATCGGCTACGTGCTTAAACACGACAACCATTGGCGCGGAAAACTCATCATCATCGGCGCATCCCTGTGCGCGACGTGGTGGCTGGCCATGGCGATCTGTATGTCCCGCATGGTTTATGAAGAGCCAACCAGGATCACCGATTTGTGGCCGCTGGTAGCATTCTTCGCCGCCTGCATGTACCTGTCACGAGTCATTGTGTACGCCAACGTGTTCAGCGGCGACCGCTGGAACACCCACCCATACCAGCTGTGGTCCGTAACGTTTCTGATGCTGGCGTCGCTGTCGCAAGTCATTATTGGGATTGCCCCGGTCAGTGTGCTGAGCGAGATTGAACGCCCAGCCGCGCTGACCGTAGGTGTGGGTAACCTTTTCGGTGCAGTGGTGGTCATGTTTGGGCTTCACTTGCGCGACAAAGAACAGGGTTTGATGTATGAGTTGGCCGGTTCGTTTTCGCTGCTGGCCACGCTCGGCTGGTATTGCGCATCGGTGCTCAGCCGATCACCTTTGGCCGGGACCACGTTGGGTTTCGCGATGCCTGAGGCGTTTGTGTTCGCCACCCTGCATCGCGGCATACAGACAGTCACGCTGGTGTGGGCGCGCTACTCCAATCGGGGCAATTTGGAGCGCCGCATGATTCACGCGCTCAACCCAACCGGCAGGCCGACTACAGCGGATTCCCTTGGAGCAGAAGTGATTTCGGAAGAAGCGGAGACTGGGCCACGGCATGGACAGTAGCACCACCGCTGCGGCGTTAACGCTGGGCGGCGTCATCATCACCGCGCTCTTGACGGTTTACGCCGCGTTGCGCACCGGCAAGGATCGTATGGAACGCAACGCTGATCGCCGCAAAATTGAAGAAGAAACTACCGACGTTATTTTGCGGCGCACCCGACGCGAATTAGACAGGGTGTACCGTCTGCTTGATTCCAGAGATGAAGTGATAAAACAGTTTCACCGATTCATCCGCGCCAATCGTGAAGACTTCGAACGTTGCGGAATCTCTGTGCCGGACTTCGATGTTGACGATGACTTTTCTGTTTTGGAGACAGCGCATGAAGTGCGCATGGTCATCGACAAAGAAGAAGAAGGTTTATTGGAATGATACCGAAATTCGTTATGGCGCTAGGGTTTATCGTCGCAGCTGTTCTCTTCGCTTGCGGTGTTGCTCGCGCTGATATGGGTAACCCGGCGGGTGGTATCGGGCCGGGGTTGTGTGACTATCCGGCGATCTGCGTGTCGGGTATGGCCGGTGGCGGTGTTGCCGCGATGTATTGGTTTTTCTCTGATGAGCCGACTGAGATCAACGGCAGCCACCGGCACTGCGAATACGGTGGCGCTGTAACACAATTCACCGGTGGGCTTAGTTTTCTGATGTTTTCCGCGCAGGTCAGTGCACCGGTTGGTGGTCTCGTCGGCGGCTGTAGTTACCGCTGCCCAAATAATGCGCAGGCTGAAGAGTTGATGCCGAACCCGCCGAGTATGTGGCTGTCTCAGGGCCGGGGCTACAACGGTGTGAAGTGCCGCAGTGTGGGTGATCCGTTGCCGCGACCGGATGAGCCCGGCGGCATTGTTGGACCGCCGTTGCCGCCGACGCCTGCGCAGACTGGTGGACCTGTCGGACCAGTCCAAGAGGTGCCGTAATTTACGGCGCGTGATCGCTTGTGTGTGACATGGCCCTGAGCGGCCCCCTAAGCGTCTAAGCCCCACCCTGGCCACAGTGTGCCGGGGTGGGGTGCTTTCGCATGTCAGGACACAGAATGGCCCGGTCTGCGGCTGGCTGCACAACCTATGGACCGGGCCATTCTTCCCCACTGCGCGCAAGCCGGAGATTCGGGCCGATATGCGCAACGCCGATGTTAGCACTTGACGGGTGCGCGGCGGCGCGTATGGTGAACACCACTGCGTAACCCGCAGCAACATACATATCACCATCCGAAAAGGAGTGGACGTGACTGCACCCACCAAGGCAGACCCGTACAAGGATCTGTCAGAAGCCCAAAGAGCAAGAGTTGAAAAGGCTTTGGCGAAAGCTCAAACGAAACCTACTGTGCCGCAAGATGATCCGCACATCGAAGAAGACCTTGCCACACCGGCAACATGGTCCGGCAATGAACACAACAACGGCAGTGCGCCGGTTAAGCCGGAGCCGATCACTTCCGAAGAGGCTTCCGAAACCAACGGCACCGAAGTGGCGACCGCTGAACCCGATGAGCTGGAAGGTGAGGTTGTCGGCGAGCTGGTCACCAGCCGCACCGAACCCATCCGCCGCACCCGCGCCGCCAAAACCGAACTCCGCAAACAAAACACCCACTACCAGGTGTGCGAGCCCTTGGCCACCGACGACATGGAAGCCCTGCGAAAGTCGGTGCTGGCCAACGGAATCATGGTCCCAGTCATCATCGACACCGATGGCATGGTGTTGGACGGGCACAACCGTGTGAACATCGCCGTCGACAACGACCTACCCATTCCGTTCCTGACCGTCGACCTGGAGACCGACGCCGAAAAGCGCGCCCTGGCTTGGGAATTGAACCGGGCGCGGCGGCAAATGTCGCCTGAGCAGAAAGCGGAGATCCGCTGGCAGAAGATCGTGGTCGAAGGACGCCCGGTGGCCGAGGTGGCCAAGGAGTTGGGTGAGACGCCGGAGACGTCGCTGCGTAACGTGCGCAAGGATGCGGAGAAGCACGTCCCCGACCCATCCGCCGATGATGACGGTAATGATCCGCCTGCGCCGCCGGAGGTGTTGACGCCAACCGAGCAGCAGCGCCGCAAAATCGTTGACGCACACACAGATACACCCGACGCAACCGACGCCGACATCGCGAAAAGGATCGGTGCACCGAAAGCGACCGTCAACCGGGTGCGTAAAACGTTGAAGGCAGGGAAGCCAGCCGAGAAGGTGGTGAAGAACAAGACCGCGCCGAAGCCGACGATTCACGACGACTTCGCCAAAGCCGTGACCAAGCTCAGCAAAGCAGCCGACGACGTTGTGCGGCTATCGCAGGACTCGCGGGCCGCGCGGTCCGGTGCGAAGCTGTGGGAGGCCAACGGGCAAGAGATGGTGGCGATTCTCAACCGGCTCAACGAGATTGCGGCCAAGCTGTCCGGCGAGAAGGGCGGCAAAAAATGACCGCACCAGGGGTGACCGTCACAGCTTTTCCCGTGGAAGGCGACAACTTCCGGTGCAAAGACGGCAAGGTGCGCGGCGTTCAAAGCGTCATCGTCGCGCACAGCGGGGTTATCGACGTCATCTATATCGACGGCACTGAAGAGACCTACCCGCCGGAGCACGTACAGGAGGTGACAGTTAAATGATCGGACAACTAATCGGCGCGATCACCAACCAAATCATTGGGCAACTACTTGCGCCGCCGTACGCGCTCGGCCTGCCCATTAAAGAAGGCGGCGACGATGAAAGCCCTTGAGACGTCGGCGATTTCACACGCAAATAACCGGCGCATAGCTGACGCGGTACGCGCTGAGTTAGCTCGGCGGCGGCTGTCGCAAGCTGAGCTGGCACGTCAGCTCGGCTACACCAAGCCGCGCCTGTGGCGGCGCATGACCGGGCGTATCCCGTTCACGGTGGCCGAACTGGAGGCTATCGCGAGCGTTCTCGGGTGCCCGCTCGAAAGGTTGTGGAAGCCATGAGCTTACGAGTGTTCTATGCCCTGCTGTTCACTTACGCTGCATTCGTGGTGTGGTTTACGTTAGCGACCGCGCCATGCTAGTCGAAGGGATGGGCACAAGGGTTGCTTTCCCTGACTATATTGCGCGGCGACCGGTGATGGCGTTGGAAGCCTGCAAATGGATTGCTGACACTATCCGCGACTGCCACAAGGAGGGCCGCGAATTTCCTTTCAACGTACCGCCTTTCAGTGTGATGATGTACCTGGAGATGATCGGCATGCTTAAAGAGCTGACACCCGAAGGTGTCGTGATCGCTTTTGAGCTTCCCCCCGACGTAAAGAAGTGGATGTAATGAAGTTGCATTACCGAGGTGACTGCACAGACTACGACCCAACCGAATATGTCGGACCGGACATAGACGGCGGATTCTACCGGCCAGTGTCAGCCGAGTACGATGCCGGAACCGGCTGCACCGCAATAACGTTTGTGCCGATACCGCCAGCGGACTGGAAACCGGAAATGATGCTTGTGCGTTCCAAGCAGATGAGTAACCGGGAACGCGCGAAATTCGTTGAAGCGCACCTCAACCCGAGTAGAAGGATATTCACTGATGGGATCACTGTTGCGCGACCTGCCGAGCAAGGTGCGGATGTTCGTGATTCAAGCCGTTCACCGCGAAAACCGAGACGAAAACGACACTGACTCACTACGACCGTTCCTGCTGCGACTCAACAATATTGGAGATGACGATGGCTAGGGCACGTAACACCGACCCGCTCACCAGCCATGTTGCGGCTGAGTCGTTGAACCCGGCCGTGTTGAAAGCTAAGCAGAATGATGTGTGGCAGACCATGCTCAAGTATGGGCCGATGCCGGACTTCATTCTGCAACGCCTATACCGGGCCGAAGCGGACGCCGGTGTTGTTGTGCCGCAATCAGATTCAGGTATCCGCACCCGGCGCTCCGAGCTGTACTATGCGGGGTTTGTGCGCTGGACAACCCGTTATGTTGTGACCAACAGTGGCCGTCCGGCGATGGTGTGGGAGGCGGTACTGTGCCCGCAGCAATAACATCGTTCCCCCCGCACGTTCCGCCGCAGTGCTGGTGCGGCACGAATATGCTTTGGCACCAGCTGAATACGGTGGAGTCGTTCAGCGGACACATCGCCTATTTCGAGTGGCGCTGCGCCGAACATGGCTCCGAAGATCAAGAGTCACAACCGGATAGGAGCTTTTGGGCATGAGCGACGAATACGATGAAGTGCAGCCGACGATGATCGACACCGATCAGGCCAAGGAAATACTCAAGCAACACTTCCCCGAGTACCTGACGGGATTCTGCTTGTGCGGCATGCCAATTGGAACATATAACGCATGGATCGACCACGCCATTGAAGCATTCAAATCATCAACTTCGGCTAAAGGGAATGAGACCGATGAGCGCAACGTATGATCCGCTCATCGCGGACGCCCTGATACAACGCTACCGGGTACCCGGCGCGACACGAGAGGACTACATCGGTGCCGTGCACATTCTGATCGCGCGCGGCTGGTCAGTCGGCGAGATAGCGGACCGGCTCGGCCTCAGCGACCGCACAGTGCAACGCCACCGGGACATGGACGTCGAACCGGAAGACGAAGTGGCAGCAACGTATTCGGTGTGCGCCTGCACAGCTCACGAGTACGACACCAAACGTGGCTACTTCAGCCGTGAACGAAAGGAATGCGCAACATGATGATCCCCGTACGTTACCGAGACGGCCTAATGGAAGTTCGCATCAAACAAGGTCAGGTGGATGGCCTGCCGGAACTGGTCAAACTTGTTCACCAAATCCGTTGGGCTGTCATCATTCTCGGCGTACTAGTCGGCGTGGTCATCGGGTCGTTGCTGACTATTCCGGTGGCCCACGCCGACATTGACTCCCAAGAGGTCGACTTCTGTGTCAGCATCGCCGGTGACCCGACAGAACAGGGTGTGTGGAATGCAACCGCCGAACTGGTGCTGCAGACTACGAGCCCACAAGTGGCTGGTGCTATTGCCGGGGATGCGTTGAAGACGTTGTGTCCACAGTGGATTCCGTTGGTTGAGCAGACGCAGCGCGACCTTGGTAGCCCGTCATCGGAGGTGGCGTGATGGATGTTACTGAGTTGGCGCATTGGGAATATCGTTGCGCCGCATTGGACGAGTCGATACGCAAAACCGAAGATGTCCGCAGGCGCGCTCGACGCGACAGCTTTTTTACCGGAGACAGTATTGCTGATCTTGACCAGCACTTGGATTGTGAGCGTTGGCTTTTGGAAGAAGCACGATACAAAGTAACGCTCGGTCGGTGGGAAAAGGCGCTCGACATGGGAAGGCAACCCGTCGTTGAGTTCCTTACCGACTTAAAACGCGATATGCATGACAAAGCTCAAACCATCAGAGGGTTCGGCAGGTTCATTCGAATGTCCTATTTAGACACCATCATTGACAAAAAAATCAGGAGGCTGACCGATGGATCTTAAGCATGTTGAAGAGCATGTACGCCGGTTACAGATCGCCAAAAAGGTGACAGCTGAGATGAAGGAGATGGCCGAGGCCAGCCGCGCCGCCGTGGAAGAAGCGTTGGGAGACAACGAGGCCGGAGAGTTGGACGGCGAACTGGTTGTGACCTGGAAGCACGGCAAAACCAGCCGGTTGAATCAGAAGGCGTTGAAAGCTGAGCGGCCCGAAGTGGTCGCGGAGTACACCGAGGCTAAGGCCGAACGCCGATTCGAGGTGAAGTAGCCATGGCTTTCAGTGGGCACAGTGCAGTGATCGCGGTACTGGCCGCACTGGCGGTCGTTGCGGCTGTCGAATGGTGGCGCAAGCGATGATCTCGTCGAGATGGCGTATTCGTAAGCAGCGCAACGGAACTAAGTGGATCATCTCACGGTACCATGTTCGCGTCGGATATGTGGCGCTGGTCTACTTCGACACCGGGGCAGAAGCCATCAAAGCATACAATACGACGGCGAGGTGTATTGGCAAATGAGGCCGATCAGGCGCAAGAAGGTTGGCGCGAACGATCTCGCCTACAGTGCGGGCGACCCGGCGAGCGCGGACCTGAAAGCCGCCGTGACTGAGCACGGCTACCAAGTGAAAATCATTGCGTCACTTAACTACAACGCGATGACTGAGCGGCAAGCGCAACATGCACACAAGCTGTTGTTCGCGATGATTAGTGATGCGCTGTCGGCGGCGCAAGATAAACGGTCCAGCAGTGTGCCGCTGTTCCCGATAGACGAGCTGGCAGCGAAAGCTGTTGGTGGACAAGGAGTTAACGAAAGATGATTACCCGCAAGGTTGAAATACGTGTGCCTGCATCAAGGCGTGAACTAAGCGAATTCCTTGAAGAAGTCGACCGCATAAGTGACGGTGATCCCGACCAGCAGGTCTGGCCTTCGGGTATCAACTCTCATCTTGTTGCTACCAAGGAGGTCGGCGGATGAAGGGCCACGAAGCCATGCACGTCGTGGTAGATGAAGCCGAATATTTCAGGGAAAAAGTGTTAGGGGACAACGTGACTCATCTCGTACGAGTAACCCTCGGTAACTCGCACACCTTGTACACGTATCGTTGGACGGGCAGCCGACCTTTGCGGCGCGGCGAAAAGGTCATCGTCCCAGTGTCGGACCCCGACCCCGACAGTGACGTGGAAGCGTTGTGCACCGCAAGGGTGGCGGCGTTCGGATCAAGCTATGAGGGTCCGGTGAAAGATATTGTGCGGCGGCAACACCCATGGGAGAAGGACCGATGAGCAGCGCACGCGCTAAGCGATGGATCAAGGGCGAACCAAAACCGCACCCTGAAGCCTTGACTACCGACTACTGGAACCTACCATCGTCACACAACTTTTGCGATTGCCCACCAATGTGCATACACGCCGAAACATGCCTGACCTCACCGATATACGCCGGACTGGTCGAAGAGCTGGGCTCACCAAGGCATTGGCTACGCGACCTAACCATCTACACATTCATATCAATTACGAAGGGGGGCAACAGGAGTGAAGCTTGACCTACCGATTCCAGCTGAGCTAACTAGAAAGCTGGACGACACGGCAGCCACAATGCACCGCATCGAATGCCTACTACGCCACCTGGTCATCATTGAAACAGCCAAGCTGACAGTCGACCAGCGCCGCGCAATCGAACGCCACGGCAACGAACTATTGAACGAAACACTAAAGGACACAGCATGAACCGGCTAACGCGCGCCGTCGGCTACGTCATCGGATTCGCCATCGGCTTCACACGCGGCGTCATCAAAGGACCGCAACCACCCGCGCCGACTGACGGCAGGGGTCGTTGGGGGGACTTACTGGACCCCCCGCTGCCGTGCGGGGAATGCGACCCCGACACCGACAGCTGCGCGTGCCTTGAAAACATAACTGACGCAACAGGTTTGTACCTGCGCAAGTACGGTGTCAAAGGATACACGACCGACCAGCTGTGGCGCGACATCAAAGAGCTGGAACGTCATGGAACCTGACTACTGCTTAGATTGCCTAGTGCTGGCGGAAGAAGCCGCCGAGGACGCGATGCTCGGATGGGCCGGAATAATGGATTACTACAATGAATTGCGTGAGGGATGTGTCCATGAACATTCCGGCTAGGTGCCCAAGGTGCAGGCGAATCCTGTTCCCCACCAACAACAACACCCTACCGCTGCATCTCGTGCCGCCCCCGGTGCGCCGCGTTGTCAACACCGACAGTTACGGATCAGCTCGGCTGACCGGGCCAGGCGACCCGCGCTGCGGCGGCAGCGGCGAACGTGCACGCAAACGAAACAAGGATGATGTGGTCGGCGAAGCGTTCCGCAAAAACGAGCTTCGCCGGGCACGCCGACTGCGGCGAGAACGGAGCTTACACAATGGATCTCGGTGATATTCTCAAGCATGGCCCGAGGGTTAGCGATGTTGAAATCAACCGGCGCAAACGCCGCCACGATATCGGTGTGCCGCAAGGCGTTACAGCCATCACCGAGAATGGTTTGCGTATCCCTTGCGCAGTCAACTTTGCGGGAACTGAACGCCACGACGGCCGGACGTTGCCGGTGTATAAGGTGCTTGCTGAATTGGATTGGCGCACAACACGAATCATTCGCGTTGAGATACGCAAATGGCCGGATAATGTTGTGGTGTTGTTTGATTTCGGCGGTGAACCCGGCGACCTGCCGCCATCGTGGATCAAAGATATTGAATGGGCTGAGGTGAAGTGATGGCCATTGGCGACCTTGAGCACTGTTACTGCGGTGAACCATCATCTCCCGGTTTGCATTTCAATAGTGGAGGTAAGCCCTGCCAGCCGATATATGATGGGCCGCTTAATGATACGTCAGTAGCCAACATGAGCTACGCCGACGCCTTCACGGCGGCACCGGGCACGATCTGGAACATGCCGACCGAACATGAACTTGTTCGACCGTGGCGGCAAATCGTGTTGACCCTGGTCGACCGGCGACGCGGATCTGAATTCACCAGCCGCGCAATGTATACCGGAAACATGGCCGCAATGGCTGCCGCTGCATACAAGCGCAACGAGCGGGCTATCGAATCACTACCCACGCAAGGAGAATACCTGACGTGAATACCCTACTCGCAACGGTGATCACAGCCGTCTACCTACTCCAGCCGTCGCCCGAGCGCCCACCACTGATGTGCTACCAGCCTAGCCACGCGACCGACGACCGGTGCGCAGGGGTGCAGCAGTATTTGCCGCCGGGGTACAGTCGTGACGATCCGAACACCTGGTATCGGTGCTGGTATTCACGGCAGGAATGCTGATGGACCCGCTAGACGAGTTCGAGTTGCGCGCTTTCGAACATATGCACTGCACGCATTGTGTGATGCAGGCGCGCGAGTTCCTGGAAGAGCAAATAGCAAGCGGCGCAATAACTATCGAAGACATCAAAACCATGGACATCGAAGTAACAAATGATGACGACTAGAGATAAGCGCCGGGCGATGCACCCCGAATTCAACGGTGGCCCGTCGCATGATCCTGTTGTGGACGAAGGGGATTGGGATGCCTAATGGGAATGCTCGCGGCAGCAGTTACGCCCGCCGTGCACGGAAACTGTTCCTGCTCAACAAGTTCGGCGACGGCATCAAAGCGCCGTGCTGGGAATGCGGAGCCGAAGTCGACTACACCACCATCGTGGTCGACCGCATCACCCCGGCGCACAAAGGCGGCACTTACCGCCGCGCAAACATCCGAGTACACTGCCACTACTGCAGCAACAAAGAAGGAGCATTGACAGCCCATGAAATCATGGCAGCAGCCAAAGCACGGCAGCGGGCTGGAGCGCGAACAGTCCGGTAACGCACGACACCACGCCCGGCAACGGGGGCCAACATTCTTCCGTAGCGGCGGCTACTGGTACCGCGACGATGGCCACGGAAATCAATGGCGCGCAACCGATTTGATAATGGAACAAATCATCCGCAGCTTCAACGCAGCGATCAGGATTGTGGGTTGATATGGGTAACGCATCCGAATCGTTCCTAGCGCCACGCATGGACGACCCGACACCGTTACTGCAAGACCTCAAAGCGATGCTCCGGCAGCACGCATCAAGCCATCCCCGCCATCTTCAAATACAGTTGGGCCCAAGCGAAGTCGGGCACCCCTGCTCGCGCAAGCTGGCGCAAGGATTGCTTGGTATGCCGCGCATCAACCCGCAGTATGATCCACTGCCGTCCTACATCGGGGTTGCGGCGCACGCCAAAATGGAAGACGCAGCCCGCTACGACAATGCGCAGCGAACAGCGCGCGGCGAGCCGATCCGGTGGATACCTGAGCAGCGCGTCACCATCCGCGAAGATTTAAGTGGCACTTGCGATTTGTACGACATCGAAACCGCAACGGTGATCGACTACAAATTCCCCGGCACCACATCCATGACCGAATACCGCAAAAACGGACCATCCAGAACCTACCGGGTACAAGCCCACCTCTACGGTGCCGGGTACAAGCGGCTTGGCTTGCCGGTCAACAAGGTTGGCATATGGTTTTTGCCGCGCGGCGGGCAGCTCGCCACATCCCTTCTGTGGCAAGAGGATTACGACCAGGCCATCGTGGATGCAACGCTCGCCCACATTGATAACGTGATGATTTTAGCGCAAGAGCTAGACGTCGAAAACCACCCCGAACGGTGGCAATTTTTCCCCCGCACGGCGGCGATGTGTTCGTATTGCCCGTATTTCGTTGTTTCGCAAAGCAGTGACCCGTGTGCCTGTCCTGGTGCCGGACCGATTGAACGAACGAAAGCGACCACAGCATGACTAACGCACTCAGTGCTTTCACCGGCACCTTCGGCGGAATCAACACCAGCTCAGGCATCAACACCATTTACATACCGACACCGACCGGGCCGGTACTCAAAATCCATCGCATTAGGGAAGAGTTCAAATTCCTTACCCAACAAGGACTTATCGGCGTACCCGTCAACCGGGGCACAGCCGAAGACATCACAATATTCCCAATCATCTACGACCAGTACGTCGCCGACGACGACGTGCCCGAAACCGCAACCAACCTGACATCAGGTGCCGGGGTACTGCATCAGGAAGCGGGCATGTTCCTACTCAACCCGGCCTCTACTGTTCCAGCCGAGGCGGCTACGGTGCAAAGGTTGGGCTCGCTTCCGCATGGTGTGGCGTTCAACGCGCAAGGCTACATCACGAATATTCAAGGGGCACCGGTGATTCCGCCGATGAACACCGCAGACGCACAGGTGCCGAACGGTATCCAGCCGTTCACTAGTGATGCGCTGGGCACGATCCTGCACCCGGCACCGGCGGCGTCGACAGCTGACGCGGCTAAATTCCCGGCAGCCGTTCTAGCCGACCCAAATAGTCTGCTGCGCAACGAATTAACGAAACACACAGTCGTCTCAACAACCATCATCGAAACCGATACTCAGGGCACTGCGGCGTTACCTGGTGGCGGCGTGACCAATTCGGCGTTCACGCTGGCCAACGCCGAATGCATTCGGCAACGGTCAACGTTCTATGTGATGAAAGTGGACCCGGCCTGGTGGGGGTTAGTTCCGGCGCAGGACTTGATTATGTATACGCAGGAGGTGTTGCTGCGCTTCGCCGATGGTGTGATCTATCCGCACGTCACGGTGGCCGTGTTGAAGCGTGACCCGGCACCGACACCGATCGTCGTCTGACATGGGCACCGAAGTGGAGCGAATCGAGTTGTACGGTGGGCCGCACGACGGCCAACGGTACACAATGCAGGCCGACTCGCATGAAATCCATATACCGAAACCTATTGAACCGCAACGGTATTTCACAGAAGAGGCCAAGCCGTTGAGCGTTGAACCGTTGCGCCGCGACGTGTATCGGTTCTGGGGGTACAACCCGAACAACGGTTTCAAGATGTTCAAGTGGAGTTACGAGATATGAGTGTTGATCTGACCAGGCCCGGTGATGTTGTTATCACACAAGGTGATTCGACCGGCTGGCTGAGCGTCATTAAGCGTGCTGACCCGGTGGTGCAGTTCTCTGACTTCGTGCTGGAATGCGCGCTAGAAGGTGAAAACTATTGGCCGAGCCAACATCTCACCGAGCTGCGCCCGCCGGATGAGCTGACATTCTGCAATGACCACAGCCACCGGGGCGCTTGCTGGATGGGCTGGACGATCACCATTGAAGATGGCAGCCAAAGGTTTGTGTATGTCATCAAACATTATGATGCGCAACGGAATTCGTGGATAGGAGCATGGCCAGACTAATGAAGTGACTAAGAAAGGGATGCAATGGGATTCGACCCACGGCAAGTAAAAACCGACGAAAACGAATGGAAGAAAGCAATGGAAGCACAATTCGCAGCAGTCAAGGTTCACGCCTTCGCTGGTGAGCCCGACCGCACCGACAAAAACTATGCCGTCCTAGTCGAAGGCAACGGGTTATGCGTCTTCGATGGTTTCGGTGATTTCGCACGCTTCGATAATGGGCATCCAACCATCTTCGACATGGAAGAACCAGCCGAAAGATCAAGGGACAAAACACAATCCCTGTACGAGCGCATGAATATTGAACGGGAAGTCAAGGTGGTTGAGCGCGACGTGTTGACGTTTATTACCGAATGGAAATACCCCGGTGATGGACCCGTTGACCTGACGCCCTGACCTGGTACGATCAAAGGTTCCACCCAAAACTTGTGGCCGGTTCCGAACCACCACGAGCTTTCGCACCAAATCGGTTGCGGGAGAAACAAATTCAGAACACAAGAAGAGAGAACACAAGATGAGCACAAATGATTCGTACGGCTTCTTCCAGTCCGGCGCGGCGTCACTCAAGTTCCTGGAACTTGGCACAACGCATTCCGGTGTCATCTCCGAAGAACCGTATGTGCAGCAGCAGACCGACCCGAAGGACGGCTCACCGAAGACGTGGAAGAATGGTGATCCGATGCTGCAATTGGTTGTTCCGATGAAGACGCAGTACCGTGACGCCGAAATCGAAGACGACGACGGCGAACGACGGCTGTTCATCGCGAACAAAGGCATGAGGGAAGCGGTACAGCGCGCTGTATCCACTTCGGGTGCAAAGGGTTTGGATGTTGGCGGCACTTTGACTGTGCAGTACGTCGCCGATGGTGAGAAAACCAACCCGGCTTTCAACGCACCGAAAATCTACACCGCGACATATGTTCCCCCGCAGGGTGGGCAGTCCGGACAGTTTCTCGGAACAGCAAGTGCTGCAACGAATCCGGCAGCGCAGGCAGCGCCAGCAGCAGCTAGCGGACCAGCTCAACCAGTGGGTAGCAACGGGGCCACCGCCCCCGCAACCACGGTAGCGGCACCCGCGAACCTGCCTGCAGGTATGACACCCGAGGTGTGGGCGTCGTTGTCGCCGGAAGCGCAGCAAGCCCTAGCCAACATCGGAGGGTAGAAGGTCAAGCAGTGCCCGCCGGGATGACGTAATCGCCTCGGCGGGCACTGTCCCCCCTCCGAAAAGCCTTACATAATAACGATTATCGGTGAGTCAAGAGAGGACAGAACATGACGGATCAGCCAATCGGGGTCAGCGGATCAAGCCTCACCGGCATAGCCGCGACAGCTCGAATCGTCCAAGACGGAGGATGGGGAGCCGTTCCAGGAGGACAAGTCTTCGCTGGCAGATGGGACGTGTGGCACCTGGCCGTGTGTCACGAATGCGGCGACATGATCATGCCGTTCGGTACTGCCGCTCAGCGCGACGGCTGGGCGACCCAACACCCGCACGACGTCAACGTCGGCATCGAAATCCGGCGCTGAGCAACGTAGCTGACGTTCCGCAGATTATCGGCGAGTCAAGGAAAGTTATTGCAATCAAAGGAGATTCGATGAACGTCACCGTTTACAGCAAGCCCGGCTGCCAAGGCTGCGTGGCCACCAAACGCGCACTTGACCGGCACGAAATCCCGTACACCGAAATCGACATAACGCAAGATCATCATGCGGCGCAACGCCTTCGGGAAATGAACTCCCTAGAACTACCCCGCGTTGAGGTCACCTCCGGAGACTACCGCAATTCGTGGACCGGTTTCCGGCCATCCAAAATCGAAGAACTCAGGGATCGGCTCGTTGCCTAGCTTCATCCCCAACCGGTTTAACCGGCTAGACGACAGCGAGCTAGCCGGGCTGCGAGCAGTGTTCGAACTGGTGTCGGTCGTCGGCGCTGACTGTTTGAGAGATGTTGCGCGGGCGCGTGTTCAAAAGGTCAGCACACGCCAGCCGCACCCCCACTACCTGTAAGGCGAGACCGAAATGGATTGGCACACAAAGCAAGAGACAACCGAGATGAAGCGCCGCTGCGGTGCCTGCTGGGCGCTCGTGACTATCGAAACGAACGGCACCGCCGACCGGTTAGACGCACACTACGTTGGTAACCATAAATTCGCACCAGTATGCGTAGCGAGTTATAGCACCGACCCCGACATGATGCGGTCACGGTAATGGATGTATCGGATTGGATTGCCGCGCTTGGCTTTTCAGCCGACGAGTATGTTGCTGTCTGCCACAAACACAACACTACCGGCGACTTCAAATACTCTGTCCTACCCCCGGCAGCCGTCCCATCCTATGTTGATCTGATGTCAGCCGCCCATGATGTTTGGTTGGGCGTGAATCCTGTTGCGGGACCGGCGCGTTCGACCGGTGGCAGGGGTAAGCCTGAAGATGTCACGCGCATGTCGGCGGTGTTCGCGGATTTGGATGTGAAGCCCGGCGGCTGCGCTGACTTCGATGTTGCTCAGGCGGTCGTGGATGAGGTGTCGTCGGTGATCGGCGAATATCCGACGATGGTGGTTTTCAGCGGGCATGGGCTGCAACCTTATTGGGCCATTGACACTGACGACGGCGAGATCACACCGGACGGTCACGGTGCGCTGAGCACGACAGAGATGGAAGCTGTGTTGCTGCGGTTCGGTCGGTTGGTGCGCGCTGTCGCCGCCGCCCACGGTGCCAAAGTCGATAGCGTCTATGACCTGGCTAGGATTCTGCGTTGTCCTGGTACCCGTAATTTCAAGGATGATGTGCCCGCCGATACTTCAGCCGCCGCCGGGGTCGGCGCACCGATGGCTTTGGACACGCTGGCCGAGAAGCTAGATGAAGCCGGAATTTTTGATAGCCCATCTGCCGACACTGACGCAAACGAGTCCTCCGACCCGGCGGGCTGGGATTATGTCGACAAACCATGCGGGTATGCGACCGCGATGGCCCGGCAGTGGATGACCGAGGATGTTGACGGCCGTCACCCGTGGGCGCTGCGCTGCATGGTTCGCCTCGAATGCGCCCGCCGCAACGGCTGCCTGAGTCGTGAACTGTACCAAGGTATTTCGGAGATGGTGCAGCAGCGTTTCCTGAATCTGCTTGCCACGCAACAACCTTCGCGGAAGCCGCACCGCTACGAATGGCGCGATATCTGCAGTGAGGCTGAGCGCATCGCCTCGGTGAAAACCCCAGCCGGGCTGGCTAGTGAGCTTGGCGCGCATCCGCACGAAACCCTGATAGATGCGGCCGTGAAAGCCGGAAACGTCAGGCAGCTTCCCACCGGCCGCAACACCGCCAAAAGTCCGACAGGAGGCGACACGGGGCCAGGAATCGCTACCGTGACGCAGCTGCCCAGCGCCGACGCTAAGCCGGAGCCTAAGCGGGACTACACGCTGACCGATGACGGCAACGCGCAACGCATGGTCGCGCAGTGGGCCGACCGGCTGCGCTACGTCCCCGAACAACGCTGTTGGGTGCGCTGGGACGGTGCACAGTGGAAACGCCACGCTGATGACTCACCGGCCCTACAAGCGGCACGGGACATAGCGCGCACACTGCCGGTGATCGCCGGAGATAAAACGGCTGTCGCCCACAAAAACAAAACCCTGTCGAAAAACGGCGTGCTCGCGATGATCCGCCTAGCGCAAGGCGACGCGAACCTACAGGTGCCGCTAGAGCTACTCGACACGCATGGCTATGAGCTGAACACACCCAACGGCGCAGTCGACCTGCGCACCGGTCAGCTACTGCCCCATGACGCCGCTAAGTGGCACACCAAGATTGCTGGTGCGCCATATGACCCGGCGGCGGATGCGCCACGCTGGGCGGCTTTCCTGGATACCACGTTCAAGGGCAACGCTGAGCTGATCCGCTACATGCAACGGTTGATCGGCTACGCCGCGATCGGCGACGTGTTCCACCACGTTCTGCCTTTCCTTTTCGGCGCAGGCAACAACGGTAAAAGCGTGCTATTGGACGTGGTGCGCCGCACATTGGGCGAATACGCCACCAGTGCGCCACTGAATTTCCTACTCGCTGGAACATCGGAGCGCCACCTCGCAGAGATCGCCAATTTGGCCGGGGCAAGATTCGTCACCTGCTCAGAAGTCAACCAAGACAGCAAGTTCGATGAAGCGAAAATCAAAATGCTGACCGGCGGCGATATGGTGTCAGCGCGCTTCATGCGCCAAGACCTGTTCACCTTCAAACCTACCCATACGTTGTTTCTGATGGGCAATCATCAGCCCCGCGTCGGTGCCGGTGGCCATTCCTTTTGGCGACGTCTACGGCTCATACCGTTCGACCACCAGGTGCAGGAAGGTGAGCTTATCGAACACCTAGACCAGGTGCTATTCGAGACCGAAGGTTCGGGCATTCTGAATTGGATTGTCCAAGGCGCTGTTTCGATCATCAACGAAAAGTCCAGCGAGCCGAATATTGTGCTGGCCGCAACCGAGGACTACGCCGAATCCGAAGACGAGATAGGTCAATTCATCGCTGATTGCATTGTCATCGACCCCGATGCGCCGCCGTGCGACAGCGCCGAGGTGTACGACACCTACACAACATGGTGCAATCAACAACGCGCGCGGCCGAAGAACAACCGCATATTCGGAAAGGAACTGTCCATCAGATTAAAACCCCAAGGTGTCGTTTTCGGGAAACGCGCGGACGGCAGAATTCGTGTTCTGCGCGGAATTCAGATCGAAAAGCCTTACACCACTAACCTTTTTGATACGGCCCACTATGAGCACTAGGCCAGCAAACAAAACCCTGATGTCCTGGGTAGGGACATTAGGGGGACATCAGAAGGGACAACATAAGGGACATCACAAAACATGCCCTGAGCAGGCAAGGGGACAACAGGGACGACAGGAACCGCATGTGTATCCCTACACGAGTTGTGTACCATCCATTGTATCAATCGAAATAGCCTCTGACCTGCGGCTGTATTTTTTCCTAGAGCGTCATACCGGAAAATCGCTCGCTGATGTCCTGGGTTCGCGAGCAGCAAACAAAGGAGATGGAAGTGACTGCACTACTGAATATCCCGACCGACACCCGCTATCTGGCCGTTGACGGCACCCCCCTCACGGTGGCTGCGGTCGAACAGCTGGAACGCAATTGGACCGGCCAGGATTTAGCTGAGGTGAATTGGCTTGCCCGCGTGGTTATTAGCCATGGTGTCGGTGAGGCACGTTATTCGCATGACGTCGCCATCGGCACGCTAAAGGCGTCGGATGCCGAGAAGTCCGGTGGTCGGCTGTTTAATTGGCTGGTTGCGTTCCGCATCGCGGAGGCCACCGACGTGGGCACCCGAATTAGATTGCGTCAGCTGCCTTTCGGATTGTTGATGATGTAAATGCCCGCACCGTGGAATGACCAGTGGCGGGCACGCCGCAAAAAGCGGCCGATACCAAGGCATTTGGTGACTACTACGCCGAAACGTGGACGTTGCGCGAAATGCCATGCAATGGTTTTGCAATGCATGGTGCACGGTGAGCCGACAAGCCTTGATAACGTCCACCTTTCATTGCATGGTGAAGCGAAAGCTTTGGTGATGGGTGTTTGGACTTACAACGTGACCATTCATGGTGACGGGCACCCGTTCAACCGCGCCGTGTATCACATCAAGTCGGGGCTACCGAAACACAGCTACATTGTTCCGGCGCACCGCTGTGGTGTGACATGGGTTGCGCCAACAGATTTGGATACCAGGTGTATTGAGCGACGATTTGGGGAAGGTGAGCAGACCGATGAGTGCCCGTTCTGATTGGTGGACTTGTTTCCAGTGCGGCTACGCCGAAAATGATAGAGGTGGCGGCGAGTGCTGGAACTGCCAGTCATCGCGACCGGGGCCACCGGAGTGTGTGACGCCATGCAATCCCGACTACCCAATGTGTGTGTGTAGGCGGCGTGACCTACCGGAGGCCACGCCTGCGCGGCCGGAAGCCGCTGTGCTAGACGAAATCGACCGGCTGGTGGATGAGACCATGGCGGCTGGTGTTGATGCTTCAGGGCGTCCTTTGGACGATTATTGCGCCGACCGCTACGACCGGTGCCCGCGCTGCCACGGTGATTGGCATGGCCTGGCGACACCGTATTGTGTTGGACCGTTCGCTGAAGGCGAAGCAATCGAGATGGCGACCTACGTCGATCAGGTGAGCGGCGTCGAATACGGCTACGATCCGGCGCAGTATTCGCGCGACCAGGTGGCCGAGATGGCCGCGCGGACCGCGATACCGCGCCAGATGATGACGCCGTTTGGCTTTAGCTTCGGTGAAACCTTCGGCGAATCAGTGTCGGGGCAAGTGACCTTCACCCCCCTCATTCCCGAGGACAGTGAGATTGTTGGCGGTCCATGCGTGCTTACCGGCGTGCCGCCGTTTGCGCCGATTGGGCTTGCGGAAGCATTCGACGTAGACGCGCTAGATGAAGACGACCGCATAGCACTCGCCGGGGCGGCGTTTATCATCCCCGAAAGTCAAAGCAGGCAAAGCTTTACAGCGCTCGTCGACCCGCGTTACGCCGAGCTACTAGATGCGGTGGTGGCGATGATCGGCGAAGTCTGCGGAATCTTCTTACCCGACAACAACATTGAACGGGTACTTGAAACGGTTCGGGAGATGACACAGTCAGCGCGGGAGAATCGTGAGCGCCGCGACCGCATCCGCTGCCACCTACTCAACCACGACACCGCACCCCCAGAGGGATACACTCTGGCTGACCTGGCAGCTCTACGGGAGGACATCACCCGCCGTGCAGACGACCGCCGAGAAGCCATGCAAAGACTGCAAAGCCGAAGGGATCACGAGCAGACGGCTGCTAGCCACCACCCCCGATGGGAGATTACAACCGGGTCCGCGATGTGTAACCCACCATCGGCTGATGAAGCGCCGCAACAGGATTCGAGCCCACAACAATCACGTAACGAAAACCTATGAACTATCACCAGAAGACTATGCAGCCATCCTCGCAAGCCAAGACGGGCGATGCTTTGTCTGCCGTAAAGCCAAGGGCGCAAAGAAATTCCTGGCAGTCGACCACGACCACCACGCCCACGACGGCGAGACACCACCGCCGCATCCACGCGAGATGGGTTGCCGCCGTTGCGTGCGCTGTCTTGCTTGCAACACTTGCAATCGAATTGTGCTTGGCCGCTACGACGTGGATGCTCTTGTACGGGCCATCATTGTACTAACCGAACCACCAGCACAAAAAGTGCTGAGAGACTTAGCGGCCTGAAACAGGTTGCGGGAAAAGGAGATTAGAGAATGAATCCAGAATATCCGATCATACGCGCCGATACGGTGGATGATTTGCCATTCGATGTGTCGGCGAACGTGATGGCCACGGTTGGGCATGGTGAAGACGAGAAGGCATGGGTCTTCGATGGCTTTCGTTGGATGACTGAAGGTGGGCAGCCCGGCGAGCTGATCTATCACAGTGCACCACAATCCGAAGACGCCGGATTTAAGCATTGCCCCAAATGCGTTGGCACACAGGTTATTACGACCATGCCTCCGATGGTTAAGTATGAGTGTGAGGTGTGCGGCGGCGGGGCTGAGCTGCTGGAGATGACGATACCGCTCGGTACACCCGGGCCGCCGGTTGACGGGTTCGATTCGATTCTGTTGGAAGCGGACCGGTTGATTAACGGTGACCGTCAGCAACATTACGGTCATGCCTATGTGAACTTCGGTGACATCGCCGCGTTGTGGTCGGCGTATCTTGACAAGCCTGTCAGTCGCTACGACGTGGTGAATATGATGATTATGCTTAAACTGGCGCGCACCAAACGCCAAGGCTACCACCGGGATTCGTACGTTGATGTGGGTGGCTATTCTGGTTGCGCTGAAAAGATTTACGACCGCGAGCAGACGATGAGCAACGTGTTTGGTGCGTCCGATGGCTAAGTGGTGGTGGTTGTGGGCTGTGCTGATGATCGTGTACCTGTCATCGGTGACGTATGCGGTTGTGCGTGAACCGAAATGGTTGAACCCCAACGTGTTCACTATCGGCGCGCTCGGCGGCGCACTAGCCTTAATGTTCATGCTGCATTGGTTGAGCCATGCGTGAGTGGACACCCGGCCACGGCTGGCACCCCAGCCTGACGAAACCGTGTGAGCCGGGCTGCCTGTGCGGTAAGCATTCCCGCACCGCACTGCACAACGCCCTGATCGGCGCAGGCGTGCACCGCGCCCGTGTCGCAGGTAAAGGGTAAGGTGACAGGCGTGAGCAACTACAACTTGGCCGAATTGTCATACGCGCTGTGGCTTTCGGCTGAGGCGCAGTACAAGCAAACATCAACTATTGCAACACAATTGGAGCAAATCATGGCCGCAGTACAGTTAGATGATTCGGTGTTGACCACGGCGGTAACGGACATCGAAGCTTTGGCGAAATCATCCAACGATCTCGCATCGGCTGTTACGACTTTCCTGACAGGGTTGAACACTCAGAACATTCCGGCAGCTCAGCTTGACGCTCTCAACACCGCACTCGCCGACGCCGACACAGCTCGCACTAACGCCGCGAACTCGGTTACGGCACTGCAGAACGCAGGCGGCGGCGCGGCACCCAACAGCGCCACCAGCTAGGCACAGTGGACGATCACCGTTGCGGTGCGGGGAAACTGTGCCGCGACCCGCAGATCAATGCGGCGACCGGCCACCGTGACCCCGCCATCATCGAATCCCAGCGCGGCCTATGTAGAAGATGCAGGGCCGCGCTGCGGCGTGCTATTGAAGAGCTGGGCAACGACTATCACCGGCTCAGTGCGGCGGCGCAGGACGGCCTCGCCGCGACCGGCACCGAGCACGTCTCCGGCACACCCACCCCGGCGGCACCACTCAACATGGCCGTAGTCGGGCTCAGATCAACACTGACCGAATGGGCTGAGGCGGCGCTGTGGATGGTGGCCGACGAGCTTAGAATCGCCGTGAAGGCACGCCAGAAGGCCAAAGGGCACCCGGTACACGAATACCCACCAATCGGGCAGGCCATGAATGTGCTACCCGACAATTTGGATCGGCTCATCGACGCGCCCACCCGACGAATAGCGTTGTGGAGCAACGAAACCCGCACATCGGTGGATGTTGACGGGCTTGATGTTTGCGCGCAGCTCATGCAAAACCATTGGCGTGTAACATCTTTACTCGGCGAAACCAACCCCCGCACCAGGCTGGCAATGCCGTGCCCAGTGCTGGACTGCGGCGCACAAACCCTTGGTGTTGCCAACGGCGAAACCGATGTGACGTGTTCGACGTGCGGCAGCAGGTGGTCCGAGCGCGAATATCATTGGCTCGCGGGGCTTCTGATTGATGAGGACAAGAAGGCGAAACGCAAAGCCAAAACAGCTTTGCCGCTTGATATCGCGAAATGGCTTATAGCGGAACGAGACTGGCAGCTAAAGGAATGCAAGCGTATAGCATCGCTGACCGCTGAGCAGTTGGAAGGGATCGACGGCTGGGCTGTGGTCCAGCTCTTGCGGGAGGTTTTCGGTGAAGCCGACTAGCCCGCTTGCGATAGCCGTTGCGGCGTTTGTGATCTCGATATTGGCGATCAGTCTGGCGGTCGCGGCGTTGATGCTGGCAGCTACGGTGGCCCACGACCGTGCCGTGTTGTGGCGGCAAGCGCATCCTTGTCAGGCGATGGTTGTGCACCGCGATTTCAGTGGCCGCGTTGTGTGGGAAGCGAAATGCAAAACAGTCTGATTTTGGGCAACAAAAAAGGCCGAGCCACAACACATTACGTGTCATAGCCCGGCCTAATTTGTTCTACGCGGAGACGATCTCCTGCCCGGTTCGTTCGGCGACCCGCACCGCGATCATGCGATGCCACGACGCTGGTAGTTGCTCGTCGGCACCGGCCGGAATCATCAAGGGTGGTAACGGTTCTCCTTCTTTTAGGTTGGCTTTCAGTTTGATTTGTTCGACGGCGATGGTGGACACTGCCCGCGCCGCACCGGCGCATAGGTATGTCATGGCCTGCTCGGCTTTGGGTGGTATGTCGCCGGTTTTCTCTTCCCAGCGTTGCACGGTGCGAACATACACGCCCATTTGTTGGGCTAACCATCCGGCGGTGAGGCCGAGATATTCACGCCTGCAACGAAACTCAATACCCTTCATTGTGTTCCTTTTGTAGTAGTCCTGCGATGCAGTTGGCCCATGCGGCGTTATGGCATTGCGCTATGGGTATTTCGGTGTCGATGCTATGTAGTTGTATGACAACATTAACGCCTTTGGCGACGTACTCCATTAGCTTGCATCTCCTTGTCTGTGAACAATCTTCACCTCGGACGGCGCAACACACCGATACGACGGGGGACGCCGCCGACCGAGCGGCCCATACAACTCCAACACCAAATGCCCACCGGGATCGGTTGTCGCCCAATCAAACCGGTACCGTTGCGATTGCCTGCGCCCGGCACCGGGCCACAACGTCACCTCCTGACCGGTCACAAGGTTACGGCCATTCACTTTGACCTGCGTAATGCGCTGCGGCTGTTCGTAATCCGCTTTGTACTTGGTTCGGTGGTTCATGTCTAGGCGATGGTGCCGGTGGAGTCGTTGGTCATCGCCGGGCAATACGACGATTCGGAAGCGCCAACTAGGTAGCCGGAGTCGAACATATCCAGCGCCGACGTCTGATATACGTAGTTGATGACCGCGTCATTGCTGTTGCCTGCGAGGCGCAGCGCGCACACCTGATGCCCGACGTTGAGTAGCCCCGCCGTGCCATAGACGGAGTGGATGCCGTCAACCGATAGTGTCATCAGGTAGGCGGCGTCGGTGTCGGACGTGTCGGCGTGCGCGTGCGGTGCAAGCGCAACTCCGATGAGCGAGCCGATTGCGGCGGCTGCACTGAGGATTGTGATACGGGTGGTGGTCATTTTCTTCATTTTGAATCTCCTTTGTTTGTAATGGTTTTCGTCGGTACCCCATTGAGTACCGTGAATATGCGTTCCACGATTGTGGCGGCGTCCTCGTCGCGATGATTGTCGATCAGCTCTTCCAGCATGGTTCGCAGTGTGACAGTCATTTCCTCTCCTTGGTTGCTTTCAGCCAGTCACCGAACGTGACCAGTGTGTTTCCTTGCGCTACAGCATGTTCCGCATCCCCGGCATACCCGCCGGTCATGCCTTCGAACACCAGCTCTTGGCGGCGGCGCTCATCCCGGTACGCCGCCACCTTTGCTGCATGCGCTGGGCTGCAATGCTTCCCATGCTTGCGGCTACACGGCACAAACACCATCAGCTCACCTCCTTAGTCACCTGGTAGGCCAGCAGGACTTTCGGCATGCCGTTGCGGTCAAACGCCCGGTAGCCGATGATCTTGTCGCCTTGTTTGATGACCGAGATTGCCATGCCGAAGCGGCGGTGTTGTGTGCCGACGCGCCACGAGATCGTATCGCCGGGTTCGATGCCCATTGTTCAAGCCTCCTTTGCCATGAATACACCTGCGCCCATGTCGGCGACGACACTGAGCGCATCCATGGCGGCAGCGTGTCCGATGGACACGGTAAGGTGTTGCATGAGTGTGGCCGACTCTTCGAAGGTCAGGTTGCGTGTGATGTAGTCCATTTCGAATCTCCTTGTTTTGCAGTGGGTTAGCGGTGGCTGAGGCCGGAATTGACCAGCCCGTGAACAGCTTCTTCGAGCGTCAGCCTGTTGGTTTTTGCGTACTCGCGTAGCTCTTGGTTGCGGGACCATCCGGCGGTCACTTCATCTAGCAGGATGTTGGTCATGTCAAGAATCTGTCCGCGCTTCATGTTCGAATCTCCTTGGTAAGCAGTGGTTTTGGCTGTCTCTTCAGTGCCGGTAGCCATTCCGGCAGACCGCCCTAAGGCGGTTTCGACTTTCACGTTGTCCTTCTAACTTATCCCCGTAGGTCCATATGCTGTTTAGCGGCCTGCTCTGAGGCGAAAGGGAACTCGTGTTGTTGGCGAAGTGTTCCATAGTCAGTGCGGCGGAAGATGTACCAACCATCTCCGAGTTTCTTGATTTTGTAGCTGTTCATTTCTATTCACTTTCTGTTTTGCGGGTCGGGCGACCAGCCTTGAGGATGGCGTTGGTTGCAGTGAACACCCGGCGGATGCTCTTCTCTGAAACCTCTTGCCCGCCAAGCCATGTCTGGATGTAGCTGCGGCTGTGCTCGACGTCGAAGTCGGATTCGTGCACTTCCAGCTCGTTGCGGAGCAGGTAGGCGACAGCCTCAGCTTCGAATTCCATTGCGCCCCGGTGAGTTTGGTACTCTTCGAGCCCATCCTTACCGGTGTGACCGAGCACGATGTGCGCCAGCTCGTGAAACGCAGTGGACAGCGGCGCGGTTGTGGTCGGGTTGATCGCAAGCTTGCGGTCAATGCTGTACCCGCCGACGTTGCCGGTGTTGATCGCGAACGGAACCCGCTCAATCTCCAGCGCCGCGAGCGCCATGTCCAGCGACCATTCGGGCAGCTCCGGTATCACCAGGTCGTCGCCATCAGTGTCGCTGTAGGTGAAAACTGTTGCGCGCGGCGCAAACCCGATCACAATGCGCTGCTCCTTGCCATTCTTCAGGATAGGCTGCTTGGTTTCGGGGTCACGCTTGGTGACGATCACCGGATGCAGAACCGTCTTACCCTTGGAGCCCTTGCGGACCTGGCGACCAAGCTTCTTCCACAGCCCGTACGGGCCGCAGGGCTCCGAAACGCCTTGCACGGTAAGCCAAATCATGTTGAGAAACGAGTACTCGTAGAACCGGTTGAACAGGTTAGTACGGCTACCGGGTACGGTCAGGGCTTGCTCTAGTAGCTCAGCCCATTTGATCTCAACTTTATCGACGGCGGGCTTGGCGTTGGTTTTGCGTGCAGCGGTTTTGGTGCTCATGTTCGAATCTCCTTGTTTTGCAGTGGTTTTGGGTTAGTTATTGAGTAGTTCGACTGGCAGTGGGCCGGTTTTGGTCTAGCTAGCGGTTACGCGGTGAACGGGAACTTTGTTGTGTGACCAGGTGAGGCCGTTGTCATCTTGACCAGTGAAGCCGATTGTCTTGCCGTCGAGGCTGACCGAAGTGACGGTGCCGGTGTAAATGGTCTTTTCAAGCATCTTGCCGTGGCTTACAGCGACGGCGACGGCTTGTCCTTTAACGAACATTTCGAATCTCCTTGTGTTGCAGTGGAAGTCTCATCAGTACCGGAATTCCGATCCGGTAGACGCCCGAAGGCGTTTCGACTAGCTGCGAACGTCAACGACGGTTGCGCCGATGTTGTTTGCGTACCGCTCAGCGGCGGCGACGTCGGCGAACAGACCGGCAACCGTATCGGTGCCGAGCACCCGAACACGGTACTTGCCGGTTTCGGTGTCGCGGGCGATGATTGCGTTCATTTCGAATCTCCTTATGTTGTTGTTTCTGCTGAAAAGCATTGAGGGACAACCAAACTGCATCATGGCTTTTGTGTCACACCTTGATCCGCTGTCGGCTTGCGCCCGCTTCTCGACCGAACGTCTCTTGTTTCCCGTTCGCGTTCAACGTTACCTAGCTAGCAGTTTGGTTGTCCTTCAACACTTTTCAGTGTGTGTTGAGCACCGGTTGGCGTTTTGCTTCGTGTCGCCTGCGGCCCGAAGGGTAAGGTGCCGGTAAGCTCACCTCTCAGATTGCCAAGGAATCTGGAACCCCAAGCCCGAGGTGCCTCCAACTGCTCAACCTCAGTAACGCTTGCAAAGCTGACGTTAGTCGCGACATGCGGCATTTACAACCATTTTGCCGTAGTTTCTGCTGTGATCTGTGTCACATTATTAAAGTGCCTGGTCAGCGCCGACGATGTGCTTGTTTCGCCTGGTCGCGGCTGCCGGGCACACCGATCATCCGGAAGCATGCCGTAAAAACACCCTTTGACCAGGCAAAACGACGAACGCAGCAGGGGTAGGGTGGTTGTACCTGATATGTCGTAACTTACGGCAGAATCGCGTCTAGGGGGCATTACGCGGAAATGCGTTTTCGTGCATATGTCGCAATATGCGGCTGAGCGCCGCCACACCATCCCAGACCAGCCAGACGGCACAACGGTGACCGACAGGCCACCAAACGCGCATCAGCGGCCAGCGTGACGCCAGGAATCGGCATACTGACGCCATGACGCAACCACAATGGCCTTGGCCCGGCGACTCACCTGAGGATCGGGCGAAACGTATCGCCCTGGCGTACCGGCGGCAGCTGGCGGCGGTCGACCCGCTCGCGGCAGTCGCTTTAGACGATCATTGGGCATGCGTGGGGGCCGGTTGGGTCAAACCCGCCACCGCGCCACTCGACTTGGATGAATGGCTGACACCTGGGGAGATGGCCGACAAGCTGCACATTGATCCACGGCGCATGAGGGATTGGGCGCGGCGCAACAAAATCCGCGTCCTGGATGTTCGCGGTGTCCGTAAGTATTGTGTCGGCGACGTCATCGAATACATGCGGCAAGTCAGGCTGCGCCGGGTCTCGTCTACAATCACAGCATGACTTCACCCACAATCGCAGAATTCACCGCAGTACAAAGCTTTGAGAGCGTCGTCACGAACCCCGAATCGTATGGTGGTAACACGCCTTTGGTTCAACCGTTAAGTGGGACAGTGATTTTCACGCCGAACTATTCGGAGATCGAGTCGGCACCATTGGATATGACGATCATGTTGGACCCGATTGTTGGGCGGATGAACGCCACCGCGAACAGCTCCGTTTACACGAGCATCGCCGGTGACACGTTTGTGACGATCGCGGCGAAAGTTGGCGGCGTGTCCCGCACCCCGGCAGCGTTGGCGGCGGCGAATCCGACTGTTACGGAACCGATTGCGCCCGGCACGCCGATCACGATACCGTCCGGCGATGACGGGGTGTTGCGTAGCTTGGATGGTGCGTTGGGTGTCGCCCTGGTCGATAACGTGAATCTAGGTCTTGACGCTGACGTGTTGACGTACCGGGTGGACTATTCGAATTTGGTGTGGGACACCAGTATTGTGGTTTTCAACAAGGAGATTGCGAGTTTCCGCATTGCGGCACCTGGTGATGGTTCAACGGTGGATTTGACGACATGCGCGAGGCTGCCGGTATGACCAGCTACATTGAGAAGCAGCTCGGCGGCACGCCGAATAAACCGCTAAAGCCGCTTACCGCAAGCGAATTGATTGATGCCGGTGTTGACGTCACTAGGCCCCGGCGGCGCGGAATCATGGTGCGCCTAGCCAAGCTTGAGAAGCCGCGTAAACGCGAAAAGTGGTCCGACATTTGTATCTGCAGCCATACGCGTAAGAAGCATAAGCAGTCGGGCCGGTGTCGCGGCAACTGTTCGTGCACGGCGGGGGCGAGTCGTGTCGCCGGTTAAACGCCGCAAACAAGTGGATGAAACCTGGCGACAGCGTGCGGCCTGCAGGGGTATGGATACCGAGGAATTCTTTCCGCATGTCAGCGCCGAGGGTGAGGTGCCGATTTCGACGCGCGCAGAAGTCAACAAGTCACTTAAGGTGTGCCAGTCGTGCCCAGTGAAAACCGAATGCTATTCGTATGCACAGTATTTCGGTCACCGCCAAGGCATTTGGGGTGGTGTGCTGTTGAATAAGCGTGGCCCAAGGTCAAGGATGATGAGTTCAAATGCCTGATCTGACAGTGCAATTCAGTGCGGCTTGTCGGACGTGTAATCCTGGTGAACCGGTTTTCTATGATGATCGGGATGAGCGTGATTATGAGGCGCAGGAGCATGCGAATAAGACCGGCCATATGTTAGACGTCGGATTCAAGATCGGATAAACGGAAATGTCGGTAGCACAGTTCGTAGCATTACCATTGGTTGAATCGAGACAGTCCATGCGAGTGAACATCTCGGACATATCGCGTTACGAGGTATACGACCGCTATCGTCCCGGCAATGGCAGTCTAGTGACGCTCAAGAATGGTACGCGGATTCACACCACCAGTACACCTGAGCAGATTGATGAAGCAATAAGTTGAGAAGTGTTGAAAACAAAGGAGATTGATCGTGTCCAGTGAAGACACAGCCTCGGAAATCCGTTTGATGGCGGAAATCCATATTCCAGATGGTGTGCGCGCTAACAGGATTGACGTTTATGACTGGATCGTTGGGCTTATCAGCGATTGGGCCATGGCGGCACCGGATGAGCGTGTCACCACGTCGCCGGAGCTGCATCCTGACGGTCAGGAGAAGCACAACCGCGAAATGAAAATCGACATCATCGAAGCCAACGAGGACATCGGCAAAGTAACCGGACCACAACGCAAGTGAGATTCATCTTTGACGATGATCCTTGGTGGAAGCGTGCGTATGCGCGTCTGCGCGGCTGGCCGCTGTGGCATCAGTTGGGTTACATAGACACGGCCGACTGATGCCTCGCGCACCGAAGGTCTGCAACGAGCCGAATTGTCCTAACCTGGTGCATGATCCGACCAAGCGCCGCTGCGAAGAGCACTACCAACCATGGCAGGGGCATAAGCGGCACAAGGGCATTGCTCACCGTGCCATGCGTGAGAACACCAAAGAGCACAAAGAGTTCCGAGATGTTGTGCTGCAGAAGGCTCAATACCGCTGTGTCGTACTGCAACCGGCGCGCTGCACCGGCCTCGCCACCGAAGTGGATCGTATCGACAATGACCAGGGCTATACGGAGGGTAACTGCCAAGCCTTGTGCCATGAGTGTCACGTCTGGAAGACATCAATGGAAGGCCACAGAGCACGCGGCCACAACGTGGGTTGACCTGCGATTATGCTTGTGCGTGGCGCATGCGCTACTATGGCAGCTGATACCTCATGCCCATAACACAGTGTGTGGCATAGCCATTGTGTAACACAGTGCACCACAACATGATTCATTGCATCGAAAGTTATTGCAACACAACGACATTCGGTTCCGATGCCATGAGCTGACCGGTCTCAGGTGGAGTCACACCACAACCCATATTCCATGGCCGAAGCAAATGAGACAGCGCAGAAGGTTGCATGGTGACCGGTCTCAGTACCTCACACCGAGAACCCCTGCAGCACAACAGGATTCGGCAGTGGTCTACGCCGTGGAGCTGCCACCAAAGTCGTTGCGGCACAAGCATTCCGACCGGTCTCAGTACCAAGAAGTGGGACTCTGGCACAATGATAAGAGCTGCCCAGCAAACACGATAGACAGGCTAGACACCCCCCGGCAGGGAAGCCCCCCGGTAGGCATCAAGATCGCCCGGCCAAGACAGCAGATTTTGCTGGCT